CTATATAATGCCACACAAGGTGCTGATGTACCGACTTCGTTTAATCGGGCAGTTGATTCGCAACTATATAATGCCACACAAGGTGCTGATGTACCGACTACATTCAATGCTGCTAAAGATTCTCAGGCGTATAATGCTACGCAGGGGATAACTGCACCCAAAGCAGAAACTGCCGGAGCAGCTACAGCCCAAGACAATTCAAAATCACCGGGTGATTGGCGCGTTCGATTAAGTCTGGCGCCAGGCGCGAACTATCTTTACAAAGCAACAGGGGCAGAAGGGATAATGCTGCCACTGAAAGATACTGATGGGGTAATCTTTCCGTATACCCCTAATATTCAAGTATCATACGCAGCGCACTATGATCCAGCAGAGTTGACACACTCTAACTACAAGATATTTCAATATAAGAATAGCAGTGTAGACAGCATCACTATAACATGTGAGTTCACTGCACAAGATACTGCTGAGGCAAACTATTTGCTGGCAGTCATTCACTTCTTTAAATCAGTGACTAAGATGTTCTACGGCAAAGACGGTAATCCAATGCGAGGAACTCCCCCGCCGTTGTGCTATCTGACCGGCATGGGCCAGTTTCAATTTGACCAACATCCACTGGCGATCACTGGTTTTAACTACACGCTACCTACTGATGTAGATTATATACGAGCAAACAGCACTGGTACAACGGTTGCAGGTGGAGCTACTCCTACAGGTGGCGATGGCGGATATCCAGATGCAGTAAGTAGGCGAGTTGCCGCTGCTGCACTACAGACTGGCGGCGGACCAAAGCCCCCGAATTTTAACTTTAACGCAGCAACTAATACCCAATCAACATATGTGCCAACTAAAATGCAAATATCAATAACAGCAGTGCCGATCGTATCTCGCGCCGACATTAGCAAAGAGTTCAGTCTGAAAGAATACGCAACAGGAGCATTGTTGCAAGGATCTAAACGTCCAGGTGGCGGCGGAGGAATCTGGTAATGGCAAATTCACTTTATCCACCAACAAGTCCGTATTACAATACTGATACCGTCAACGGAAAGTTTCTTGATATCATGGTCAATCGGCAGATACCTACTTTAGCATCAGATGTATACTGGGTAGTTACTGCTGGTTACGACCTTCGACCTGATATGTTAGCATACGACTTATATGGTGACTCTAAACTATGGTGGGTGTTCGCCAGCAGAAACCCCAACAGACTGAAAGATCCGTTCTTCGACTTCATAACTGGTACTGGCATCTATCTGCCAACAGCAGACACCCTTCACCAGACACTAGGATTATAAATGTCATACAGTTTATCAGATATTCAAGCAATGGGAGACACATTTCTTGCTCAAGTAGATGCGATGGTCCCTGCATATGTTGGCATTTTTGATGAAATAACCTCAGTTGATCCGGCAGCACCCGACGCTACTACACATCTCGATGCATTACAAGTAGCACGTAATGCTCTTAAAGAAAGTTTTGCTGCCCCGCTAGCAGAGTTGAATGTCGCAATTAAGGATACCGGGTTCTTTACATCGGACGCAGCAGTTAAGGCTTACATAGCTGATATGGTTGCAAAGGGAAACGCGAAGCTGTCAGCAGGTAAAACTGGTCCGCAGCTGGACGCTGCTATCGCTGATAAACGCGGGGCAGTTACTACCGCCGAGAAGAAAACAGCAGAAGAAGCAGCAGCCTCAACTACCCCGGCAGGAACGTCAGAATCCGGAGGCATCCCTACATCGTCAACGGGTTTGACAGGGTCAGCAGACGGAGACAAGGGCGGCGACAAGGGCGGGAGTGCTATACCGACTACTACTGCCGGAGCTGCTGTAACAGCAGCTTCCGGTAATATCCCGGCCGGCTCGGCCACTACTCCACTTAGTGGTAAGAAATTACCGCGGGACTTTCCGGAGAGAATGTCTAATCCGCTGAGTAAGTTTTCCAATTATACTTACCAGATATCATTGTATATGTTATCTCCGGATGCATATAACCAATATCGCGCCGGCGAACTCGGAAAAACATTATTCGCACCTGCTGCAAACGGCGGCCCAAGCCCCGGTGCCCGACTTATTGCTCAGAGCGGTGGAGCAAATAGTAAGATGGCATCGGATACCCGTGCGCCCGGATTTGAACTTGATTATTACATAGACAATCTAAAAATTATATCTGCCACGAATGGTAAAGCTACTTCAACAGCATCTAACAGCTATGAGGTCACTTTTAATATTATTGAACCCTATGGAATTTCATTCATTACTAAGCTACGAAAAGCATCTGATAGCTTAATGGCGGAAAGCAAACTAAAGAAAGTAACTGATGTTCGTAATCCTTTGAAACAAATGTTTGTTTTAGGTATCAGATTTCAAGGATACGATAAAAACGGTAAGGTAATGACCAGTGCGGATCTTTCTGCGGAAGATACTATGAATGTAAATGCGACTGGTGTCTTTGAAAGATTTTTAGATTTAACCGCCACAGAGATGCATTATAAAATAGATGGCAAGGCAACTACTTATTCAATTAAGGCGGCTAGTACTCCTATTGCTGCGGCCCATACTTCTAAACGAGGAAGAGTTGCTAATGAGGCTAGAATCATAGCTACCAGCGTTGCGGAAGCGATAGGTGGCAGAGTAGATAAGGCCGGCAATCCTATTCCAGGAAAACCCGGTACCAAGGGTGTGTTGGATATAATGAACGAAAATCAACAGGCTATGGCAACCGGGCCCGTAAAACTCGACGGCAATAAAGAAGGTAAACCCGGAATAGCAATCGCAAATGTATATAAGTTACGCTTCCTAGATGAAGGTGATGGTACTTCTTCTCCGATAGGTGATGCTACCCTTATTAAAACAGTATCCAGAGATAAAACTAGATCGCCGCCGGCATCTTCTAAAACTACAGCAGGTTCTAATGAAGCAACTGCGGCTAAATCCTCGCCTGATTTAGGAAGATACACTGTCACATTTAAAAACGATACTCCGATTATGCAGGCAATCAGCGAGATTATTAAACATAGCTCGTATCTGTCGGATGCTCAAAAAACACTATCTAAAAATGATGATGAAGCAAATTCTAACACTGAAGAAGGTGGCGAAATTCCTGGCGGCGGGGCTATGCTGCGCTGGTATAATCTATCAACTGATGTTAAAGTATTAGGTTGGGATGATGTGCAAGGTGACTGGGCATATGAGATAACGTATGTAATACAGCCATATGACACCCCGGCAATATCTACGACCTATTCTAACCCTCCTAAGAAATACTACGGTCCTCATAAGAGATACAAATACTGGTACACTGGTCAGAACTCGGAAATCATACAGTATGAGCAACAACTAAATAACAACTGGTTTAACTCAGTGCTGGCGGCAACCGGTGATAATAGTGCCCAGGGAGGCACTGCTGATACTTCTACTACTTCTAACGTTCCTAACACCGGAATTAAAACCGGATCTAAGCCAGGGGCTATGGATGCACAAAATGCGTATGTTACTTCGCTGTATGATCCGGGTAGCTGGGTAGAAGCGAAAATAAAAATATTAGGTGATCCTGATTTTCTGACCTCTAATCCAGCCGGGGGTGTCAACGAGGTGTATAATCAGTTTTATCACACTGACAGAACGATTAATGCAAACGGTGGTCAGGTGTTCATTGAGATATCTTTTTCTGAGGGCATAGATTACAACAATAATACGGGCACGATGGATCTAAATTCCAGCATATTCATCACTGATTATCCCCCTGAAGCCAAGATAGAAGGTCTGTGTTATTTGATAACTAAGATCACCAGCACTTTTGTTAACGGATCATTCACCCAAGACATTGTAGCGGCCGCGCAGACGACTTTCCCGGCGGCCGCAAAAACGGCGGCAGCATCAGCGAGACCCGTTCTTGACACCCCCGGCAGAGGTGCTAGTAGCGAAGGTAACGCCGGTGAAGCAGAAGCCAGAGAAAATCTTGCAGCACAAACAGGTGCAGCATCTGCCGCAGAAGCCGGCCTCGCCGCGCAGGCGGCCGCCTCGCAGATAACATCAAAAGCAGCACCGGCGATCACCTCATTCAATGCAGCAAAAGACTCTCAACTATATAATGCAACACAAGGGTCAGATACTCCGGTCGGTTTTAGCCCATCAAAAGATTCGCAGGCAGCAAACGAAGTTGCAGATGATGATGCTAACGCCAGTTATAATGCCTTGGAAAAGAACAGAATACCTGCTAACAGTGATGCCGGTGGCAGGGAAGATTCACGGACAGACCGAGCATCTGGCTCATAATAAAGGAACATAAATGGCATGGGATATATTTAAACCGAACGGACCAACTAAGGCAAGCCAGCCTAACGCCGGCGGCGCCAACATCCGTACGGTTCCGGTAATTGGTGTCGTCAAAGATAACATCGATCCTATTCGCGCCGGCAGACTTCAAGTATACATTTCAGACTTCAGTGGTAAAGACGCTGATAATAGCAACAGTTGGATCACTGTTTGTCAGATGAGCAACTTCTACGGGCTTACTCAGGCATCTGGTGCAGAGACTGGTCATGGCGAGTTTCTGAAGAACCCACATTCATACGGTATCTGGCAATCACCACCTGACATTGGAACAAGCGTGATATGTTTCTTCGTTAATGGAGATCCTAACTACGGATACTATGTTGGTAGTGTTATGGAACCCGAAGCACTTCAAATGGTTCCTGCTATAGGATCCAGAGACAATATTGTTACTAACGCCGGCGAAGCAAAGAGTTACGGTGGTGCAACGAGATTACCGGTAGTCAATATCAATGCTAACAATAAAAAGATTTTCGAGTCAGCAACTTTTCTGGATGAGGCGGCACCAGTACATAGTTATGTCGCTGGCATATTAAGTCAGCAGGGCCTGCTGCGTGATCCTATCCGAGGGACAATCGGGTCATCTTCACAGCGCGAATCGCCTAGTAGACTGGGCTGGGGCGTAAGTACACCGGGTCGTCCATTATACGACGGTGGATACACTGATGAAACAATTGCTGATGCTGCTAAAAAGGATGGCCAGCAGGCGGCATTAAAAGTAGTTGCCAGACGCGGCGGGCACAGTCTTGTTATGGATGACGGAGACGTTATTGGTCAGGATCAGCTTGTAAGACTTCGCACATCGACTGGTCACCAGATTCTTATGAGTGATAGTGGTCAGACGCTATTCATCATTCATGCTAACGGACAGACATGGATTGAGCTTGGTAAAGAAGGCACGATTGATCTATTCGCAACGAACAGCGTCAACATCAGAACACAGGGCGATCTGAATCTTCACGCAGATAACAACATCAACATCAACGCAGCTAAGGCACTGAATGTATCAGCCGAGACAATAAAGATAAGCTCTGAAAAAGAAACAGCACAGAAAGTAGGAACTGATTTCAGCTTCTATTCAACGGGCAAGTATACAGTTAAAGTCGGCGCAGGCATGAGCATGGCGTCAGCGGGCGAAGCATCGTATCTAAGTGACAGCATAACTTACATCAACGGTAGCAAGATCAATCTGAACACAGGTGCAGCAGGTCTTGTCCCGGCAGAAGTTAAACCGATTCCAATCGTGGCACACACTGATTCGTTATTCGACGCCACAGTAGGTTGGGCCCCGGCACCGGGCAAACTTATGAGCATAGTCAGTCGGGCCCCGGCACACTCGCCGTGGGCAAGTGCAGGGCAAGGGGTAGATGTAAAAGTAAGTGGCAGTGCAAGTTCGCAGCTACCAGCAGCACCTGCACCGGCAGTGGCAGCAGCAAATGCAAACGCAGGTGCACCCGCCAATCCAGTAAAAACAGCAGTGGCCGCAACGGCACCTCCTACTGTGGCAGTGAGTGCAGCACTAGACAAGGCTACCACTGGGGCATTGCTAACACAAGTCTCTACAATGGCAGCATCAGGGCCGGCAGCAGCGGCCGTAAAGCTTGGCGCAGGAATTGTTGACACTGGAACAAGTTGCAGTATCGCAGTAGGCGCGTTCGCCGCAAATGCAACTCAACTAGTGTCTGATGGTACACTGAAAGCAGGGGCGGATACTCTGGTTAACGGTCTGGCGCAAGTAAACTCAGATATTAATAAGGTGCTGACGCCTAACTTGTTCACTGGCAAACCCGGAGCAGAAAATCTACAAGCACTTGTCAGTAATATGCCCGCGCAAGCTGCTGGTCTGGTGACTAACATGCAACAGGCACAGTCTGTGTTGACCACTGCCGGAGTGATAACTGGTAAAGAGTCAGCTAACTCAATAGCAGGTCCTGTATTAGCAGCAACAGTGGCTGGCCCTGCAGCAGCAATTGCTGCTATCCAAGGCGCAGCAGGTGCTGCGATAGGAGCAGTGACTGGTGCAATAGGAGCGGTTACCGGAGCACTTGGCTCAGCCGCAAACGCTCTGGCATCAGGCAACTTTGCAGGTAATCTGGCATCAGCGGTAACTGGCGGATTAAGTAGTATAGCCGGAGCAGTAAAAAGTTCACTCGCCGGCGTAGCAGGATTAATTGAAAATGCTAAGGGTGTGGCAGCCGGAGCATTTGCTGCAATTACAAAATCATTTAAGCCATTCCCCGGAGTCCCCGGTATGCCCGTCAACTTAACAGAGCTTGCTAAGAAGGCAGCAGAAGCAGAAGCAGCAGTAGCCAACGCAGTGCCTAATCCAACTGATATGAAACTAGCAGCAGGGACGCTAGGTGCAATGGCAGGTAGCATACCGGGTGCCAGTGCGATAACAGGTGCATTGGGAAGTGTGACCGGGGCTATAGGAAGTGTATCAGGGTCAGTGCCTAGTCTCAGTTCAATACCGGGAGTAGGCGCAGTAACCGGAGCAATAAGTAGTGCCACAGCAGCAGTCAATGACCCGTCAGCAGTTGTAGCTTCGGCCGCAAGCGAAGTGGGCTCAGCATACGGAGGAAAAGCAAATGGCTGATATTCCAACATCTTTGACACAGGCAGTTAGCACTGTGAAAACCGCAGCAGCATCGCTAACTAGCGGGGTAAGCGCCCTGCCAGGAGGAATGAGTGCTATTGCATCCGTAGTTAACAATGCATCCGGCGCACTGAACGCTATACCGGGAGTAGGTGCTATCGCCGGAGCATTAGGATCGGTCGGGGCGTTGGTCGGAGCAGCAACCAATGGACTAGACATTTTAAAGGCAGGCGGAGCAAGTCTATCAGCACTGGCGACAACTGGCTTATCGCCAGCAGCGGCCGCCCAAATGAACTCTGCAATCGCCGCACTAAGTTCAGGTGGCGCAGTCCCCATTAAACTACCTACCGTGGCAACAGGAACATTTGATCGTGGTGAAATGGCGTCACAGATGGCGTCTGTATTCGGCAGCACTAAAATACCTGCTCCGAACTTTTCGGGGGTAATCTCAGCCGGGGCCAAATCATCGTATGATACACAAATAGCTGATCTTAAAGCATTAATCGCAAAAAAGTCTGCAATCACAGACGAAACATTAGCACTAACTCAAAAATTTAAAGAGTCTAAAGCAAAGTTAGCTGACGTTACCAATAACTACCCACAAGGTGATCCTCAAATAGCTGTGGTTATGGCCGAGCGCGATTCTTTGTTGACCCAGATTAGTGCTAAAATGGCCGAGTATGACAAGTTAAAATAAGATAAATATAGTATGCCCAACTACATCGGATTCTCTACTATCAATGCTAACAAGCCTCGTTCTACTAATCTAAACCCGGGTAAGTCGGGCGGAACTGGTAGCATGGTGCAGCCAATCGTATATGGTAAGAAGTTTAGACTCGTTGATGAAAAGCTTGTTATTCAGGACTTTATCAACGCACTGAACATTCAACAAGGGCAGAAAGTTGGCAATCCGGGCTATGGCACCTCACTCTGGTCATTCGTATTCGAACCAAATACGACTGATGTTCGCTTTCAATTAGAGACTGAAATCAGACGAGTTGCCGGTCAAGATCCTCGTATGCTTCTCAATTCAGTGCAGACTTATCCTCAGGAAAACGGCATTCTTATTGAAATTGAGATGGCAGTAACCCCGTTCAACAACGCGCAAACTCTCAACGTATTCTTCAGCAACGCCTCAGGCAGAGCAATTATTCAATAAACGGAATATTTTGACAGGTGTATTCAAAAACACCCGGATTAGGTTAGTATAAATACATAAAAGGATTTATGTATGGCTACCTCATCAAGACAAAGTTCACTTTTCGGTGTCAATGACTGGAAGGCCCTGTACCAAACATTCCGTGAAGCGGATTTTAAATCGTATGATTATGAAACATTACGAAAGAGTTTCATCGACTACCTTCGATCTTACTATCCAGAAACGTATAACGACTACATCGAAAGCTCAGAGTTTATCGCCTTAATGGACGTGATGGCGTTCATGGGTCAAGGTCTTGCTTTCAGAAACGATCTGAATACACGTGAGAACTTCATTGACACAGCAGAACGTAGAGACTCCGTTGTAAAACTTGCTAATCTTGTCAGCTATGTCGCTAAGAGAAACCTAGCAGGTCAAGGCTATCTCAAAGTGACAAGTATTCAGACTACACAGAACATCACAGACCTGAACGGTTACAACCTGTCTAACTTAAACGTTCTTTGGAACGATCCTGCCAACGCAAACTGGCTTGAACAATACAACACAATCATCAACGCTGCGCTGATCAACACACAACGCGTGGGTCGCCCGGGTAATTCAGCACAGATTTTAGGTATCAAGACAGACGAATACGCGCTGCAAATACCTCAGACTAACTTCCCAGTCGTGGCATTCTCGTCAACAGTAGACGACGGAGCTATGAACTTTGAATTAGTAAGTACGACCAGCGTAGGTACCGACTACATTTATGAGATTCCGCCGGGCCCAACTAGCAGATTTAACATGTTGTATCGCAACGATAAGTTGGGATACGGCAGTCCCAACACAGGATTCTTCTTCTACTTCAAACAAGGTCAGTTGCAGAACTATGACTTCAATTTGGCGCAACAAATATCTAATCAAGTAGTCGGTGTGGGCGAGATCCAAGGTGTCAATAACTCTGATACTTGGTTGTATCAACTATCAGCTTCTAACGGTTTACCTACTCTATGGAATCAAGTGGAGAATGTATACGCTGATGCATATCTACAAACAACTTCAGGTAGTCGTAAAATATTCGCCACAGTATCCGGCTTCAATGATCAAGTAAGCTACACGTTTGGTGACGGCGTATTCTCGGAGATTCCAGTCGGAACTTTCAGAGCATATGTTCGCGCCGGCAACGCGCTGACCTACACTATCGATCCTACAGAGATGCAGGGTGTCAGTGTTTCGATACCATACACCAGTCGTTCAGGACGAGCAGAAACATTGACAATGACACTGGATCTTCAGGTTCCAGTATCTAACGCGCAAGCAAGAGAGACCCTGGCCAGCATTAAGCAACGCGCTCCGACTCGTTACTATACACAGAACAGAATGGTTAATGGCGAAGATTACAATAACTTCCCGTACACGCTGTACAGTTCGATTATCAAGAGCAAGGCGATCAATCGTAGCTCAGTTGGTGTTTCTCGTAACCTTGACTTGCTTGACCCTACCGGCAAGTATTCAAGCACGAACTCGTTTGCAGCAGATGGCGCCCTGTACCAAGACGATACCAACGGCAACGTGCTAGAAACTATCACCAGTTCTGGAAACATCATCACGTTCCTTACTGATACTCTTGCTGCTATTCTTGCTGGCAGCAGAGCAGCACAATACTATTCGCAAAACTACACGCGCTATCCTGTGAACACTGCATCAGGTGATGGCACTGTATACTGGCAGGGCAGCACAGTTGATGCGAATAGCCTTACGGGATACTTCTTCAACTTAGTTGGTTCAGCGAATACTCCGATAGCTACTGGTACATATTCTACTCATAACGCGAAGTATATTACCAATGGAGCGATGATTAAATTCACTGCTCCGCCCGGCTATTACTTCGACACTAATAACAGACTGGTGTCTGGTATCGCCGGACCGTCTAATACAACTTACATATGGACTAATGTGTTAAATGTTATAGGTGATGGGTATAATAATGCTCTTGGTGCATTTGCTAATGGAACAGGTCCAATCACACTTAATGGATTTGTTCCTACTCGCGCAATACTAACTACTATTATTCCTGCGTTTGATAATTCACTGCCTAACTCAGTAATCCAAGAATGTATCATCCGAATGGAATTACAACAAAGTTTCTCTCTGGTGTTTGACAACTCATTAACCATCGCACAAGACCGCTGGAGTATTTCTACTTATGATGTCCCGGGCTTCTTTGTTAATCTATTAAGCTTGGGTGGCAACAGATATTCCGTATCATACCAATCCCTGGCATATTACTTTGGAAGTGTAGCTGACACCCGATTTTCGTTCGAAACAGGAAAGTTGGTATATGATCCGCTGTCTGGTAAGATATTGCAAGACTTCACTAATGTCCTCACTAGTAATACGCAGCCAGGGTCTACTTATCCGATGTCAAGAGATATTAAGGTGTCCATCATAGGACAGACCGTAGAATCAGACGGTTATGTTAATGATTTTGAAGTCGAAGTGGCAAGTATAGATGTGAACAACAGAACACTCATTCAGAACCCTGATTTCTTCGAGGAAGTAACGGGGTATGTAACTGGTAAAACTAACATTGGCATTTACGCTTTCTTTGAACTAGTTGAAGATGCAGTTAATCTGTCAAGATATCAGCTTATTGCATCGTCACTTGTGTCGTATCAATACCCAAACATCACTCAAATAGAAGTTGTGAAGTATGAGTATCCGCTTGGTCAACTATTCTACGCATACACAGAGAACAAGTTCTACACCACCGTGCAGAATAACGCAGTACAAACAGTATATTACACTCTGGTTGAGCAACTGCAATACTCAACAAAAGCAGGACGCCAAGGCCTGGCGTTCCAATATCGTCATAACTCAAACAACACGACACGTATTGATCCTGCTACAACTAACATCATCGACCTGTATCTCGTCACGCAGGCATACTACACTGCATATCGCAACTGGATTCAAGACACAACGAACACAATCGTCAAACCCACAGTCCCGACGATTAATGAATTGAATCAGGCATACAACAAGGTTCAAGATTATAAGATGTTGAGCGACAGTGTTATTATGAACAGCGTAATCTTTAAGCCGTTATTCGGCCCTAAAGCGGACCCTGCATTGAGAGCAACGATTAAAGTCATCAAGACAACGTTCACCAGCGCAAGTGACAGTGAAATAAGAAGCGCCACGTTGACAGCGATGAACACATATTTTGACGTTAACAATTGGAACTTTGGTGACACGTTCTACTTCTCTGAGTTGAGCGCATACCTTCATGCAAACATAGGTGAGCTTGTAAGTTCAGTTGTATTGGTGCCCAATGATCCAACAATGTCATTTGGTGATCTATATGAAATCAAGGCGGCACCGTATGAAATATTTGTTAATGCTGCAACTGCTAACGATGTGGTTGTTATTGCTGCTTTAACTTCCGCCGAATTACAGATAAGATAAGTATACTAAAGAGAAACATATATGGCAACAAGAATCCGAACTTTAAATTTTCTGCCAGAGATTTTTAAAACACTTACCAACTCACAGTTTTTAAACGCCACGCTAGATCAGATCGTAGATCAGCCTAACTTGGAGCGAATTCAGGGTTATATTGGTAGCAAGTTGGGGTATGGAATAAATGCTAAGAACAACTATGTAACTGAGCCGACAAAGACCCGTACTGATTATCAACTTGATCCGGGCGTTGTGTTCCTTAAAAACGGTACGGGTACCTCACAAGATTTTATCAGCTACCCAGGTATTATCGATGCTCTTGCACTTGAAGGCGGCGTCACCAATAATAACAGCAGACTATTCAACGGGCAGTTCTATTCATGGGATTCGTTTACTGACTTAGATAAGATCATCAACTTCAATCAGTATTACTGGTTACCAGAGGGTCCGGCCCGAGTTAGCGTTTATAATTCTACAGTTTATAGTGAATCAGCATATATCGTAACTGATGTAGTTAATGGCTACAATATAACCGTCGACAGTCAAGCGCAGGGGGTGACCAATCCCACTATCACTTTGTTACGTGGAGGAACCTATACGTTCGCCGTCAATCAAACCGGTCAGTTTTGGATTCAAGGCGAGCCCGGCGTTACTGGATATAGCTCCTCACAAACAAACGTGCAGACCAGAGATGTTTTTGGAGTGGATAACAACGGTTCACAAACTGGATTTGTAACATTCAACGTACCTACTAAAAATGCACAAGACGAATACAATTTTCCCGGCAACAATTTTGTTGATGTGGTTAGCACACTACCGTATGATCAAATTAATGGTGCTTTAGTCAGCGAACTAGTAAACATAGATGGTATAACTGCATTGAATGGATTGACATTGATGTTCTATGATACAGGAGTTGCCAGCGAACAGGGATTCATTTCTACCTTCTATGATACTACAACATTTGATCAAATTGATCCGGCATTGGTTGACGGATTTGGTAACTATGATGGCGGATACTATACGGACGTAAGTGCTACATTTTACACAATAACCTATATAGGCGATGTGGGCAGTCAAACAATACGCCTAGTCGAATCCGGCTCTATCCCCACGAATCAAAAAATCACAGCATCATTTGGTAATGAATGGATCAGTAGAAACTTTTATAGGAACACTTCCGGCACAGTATCATTGATTCCATACTTGAGTGCTATTTTAGATACGTTGTATTACCAAGACGGAACAACGGCAAACAAGGTTGGCCAAATTAAGATTATTGACAGCAATGTTACTAATACTCTTGATATTCTAACTGAAGTTTTGGGACAAAAAACATTCACATCATCAGATGGGGTTGCGTTCACTAACGGTCTTCGGGTCGTCTTTTCCGGGGACGTTTATCCTACAAGTTATAAGAATGTTCCGTTTTATGTAGAGGGAGTTGGCTCTGCTATTGAATTAATCCTTGTTGATGATCTTATTGCACCGGAGTTATTCAGTGCCGCCGGCACTGATATACCATTCGACACACTTGCATACGATATAGGAAACTTTGACAGCAGCCTGTATGTACCGGTTACTCCTGATTATATTACGGTGTCCAGAAATGCTATTAACAAAAATGCATGGTCAAGGAGTAACAGATGGTTTCATATAGATGTAATTACTGCTACAGCAACATACAACGACAATCCTGATCTAGTTAGTCTATATGCTACTGCTGCTAACAAAGCAAAACGTCCTATCATAGAGTTTTATCCTAACCTTCGCATGTTTAACTCCGGGGTCGTTGGTAAGGCTCCAATTGACTTTATTGATTTCAAAACGCAGGACGCATTCTCATTAGTCGCTGGCCAGGAACATTACTACCCTGATATTGAGGTATATACTGGTTACGCAGCATCAATTGCAGCAGTGTCGATTTCCACTGTTGCTGCATCATCACTTGTTGTCGGTACATATTATAGCATAAGTGCATTGGGTGACACGAATTGGAATGCAGTGGCAGGAACCTCAGGTGAAACATTCGCCGCAAACCAAGTCATATTATGTAAAGCAACGGGTTCAGGTACCGGCACTGGTATACCAGTGTCAACTACAGTGAGTGTGTTAACATCTGACATTACGGGAACATTTCAAGTAGGTCAGTATATAACAGATTCGACAAATTTACTTCCAAGAAATGCCTATATAACTGATATCACTGGTACAACTTCATTAACTATTACAGTCGCTTGGTCAACTCCTGTGGGGGTAGGCTCCTCTGCAAGTGCCTCGCTCGTAGCCTCTGATACAACAAATGACAACTTTTCTTTATTCGAGGGTTCCCGTATTGTTTTCGCTGCTGATACAAATGATGAAGTTCGTAATAAGATATATGTTTCCCGTTTCTCATCTATCACCCCGACCTCAACTCCGGTAATCACATTATCAGATGCAGATGACAGCGTTGTTCTTGCCGACAACCAGACAGTTGCGTTCCGTGGATTCGAAAACACCGGTAAGAGTTTCTACTTCAATGGGTCTAAGTGGATTTCTGCTCAACAAAAAATAACCGTCAATCAGCCACCGTTGTTCGATATATTCGATGACAACGGTATAAGCTTCGGTGACCCTGATTATTATATCGGAACATCGTTCACTGGCACTCCGCTGTTAGCGTATGGTATTGGCTCGGGATTAGATGACATTATTCTTGGGTTCCCAGTACGATATAGCTCAGTTAATAATGTCGGTGACATAAGTTTTGATGTGTCTCTAAACTTGGATACATTTAACTATGTTCAAGGATCGTCTCCCATCACACAAAATATTAATACAGGTTATGTTTACAACTACACTTCGTTGACAGAGCATGTTCGTCAGTTGGGATGGCAAACCGCTATTGCACCTAGTGTGCAATATCAGGTGTTTGAGTTCCAATATCTGGAGTCAGCCCCGGTAACTACGTTCATCTGCGATGTAGCAATGAACAGTAATAACACTTGGCCTGCTATTCAACTATATGTAAACAATGTGTTACAACCAGCAAGTAGTTACTCAACTTCTACTACTGACACGACTACTATAGTTTTGTTCACTCCAACTTCGCTTGTTGATAATGTTATTCAAATCATGTTGTTAAGCGACCAAGTAAGTAAAACTGCTTACTACGGCATTCCTACGAACCTGAATAACAACCCCCTGAACGCTGACGTAACAACAGTTAACGTTGGTGATATCAGACGACAGTATCAAAGCATATTCCAGAACAACGTGAACATCACTGGAACAATGTTTGGTTCTAACAACTACAGAGACTCTGGTAACGTAGTCCCTTACGGCAGCAGCATAATTCAAAACAGCGCGTCACTTGTCCTGCCAGGTGCGTTCCTGCGTAATCAGAATCATAATCTGTTTAACTCGTTGCTATTCAACAGCAGAGAATATATCACATTCAAGACATTGTTAGTTAACACTGTTAACAGCACTGAGTATTCAGTGTATCAATCAGCCGCATCGATGCTTGATGATGCGCTGGATCAAATCACCGCGGCCAAGACTGATTCTAATTCATTCTTCTGGAGCGACATGTTGCCTTCAAAAGCAGCATACATCAGCAATAACTACTCATTCGCCAACTCGCTTGATACTAGTATCTTCCCGTTAAGCAGAGTATATGATTTTGCTCAAGCTAACTACTACGGCGTTCTTGTCTATCTGACAAGAACAACTGACAATCTTACCCAAGTTACTCAATTGTTGCTGAACGTTGATTATACGATCAGCCCTGATAGTCCTGCGTTGACTATTCAAAAGGAGCTGTTGCCAGGTGATCTGATCAACATCAGAGAATACAATCAGACGTACGGTAGCTATGTGCCGAATACTCCTACTAACTTAGGACTATACCCGTCGACCATCCCTTCAGTTGCTTTAGACAGCAACTATTCGCAACCAACATACTTTATTGTTGGTCACGACGGATCGTATAACAAGTTGTATGGTGCGTATGATCCTGTTACGGGCCGGCTAATCGATTTCAGAGACCAAGTGCTTCTTGAGTTCGAAAAACGCATCTACAACAATCTAAAGATCAGTGCGGCTATTCCTATTAAGGAATATGAAGTTCTGCCCGGCTTCTTCAGAGATACCGGCTACAGCTATGATGAAATTTTAGAAATTTATTCTGAGAGTTTCCTCAATTGGGTGGGACAAAACAGAATTGATTACAAGAAACAGTTTTATAGTTCAACCAACGAGTTCACCTACAACTACTACCAATCCGGTAATAAGATTAACAAAGAAGTTATTCAGCCGGGTTACTGGAGAGGTGTTTACGAATATTTCTACGACACCTGCAACCCTGATACTGCACCTTGGGAAATGCTCGGTTTCACCAATCAACCTACTTGGTGGGAAACTAGATACGGCCCTGCTCCATACACCAGTGATAACTTGGTTCTGTGGAATGATCTGGCACAAGGCATCGATTGGAATAATGGCACTCCTGTTGTCATCACGCAAGCTATTCGACCAGAGTTATTACAAGTTCTGCCAGTAGACACTGCTGGTAATCTTGTGTCGCCTTTTGTTTCAATTGTTGGCAACTACGCTGATTACACCTTTCAGAATGATTGGAAAGTTGGCGATATGGGCCCGGCAGAGTTAAGCTATCGTCGCAGCAGTTCGTGGCCTTTCGATCTGATGCGTATACTTGCGCTGACTAAGCCCGCAGAGTTCTTCAACCTCGGTGTTGATCTTGACAACTACAAATACAACGAAGAATTCGGCCAGTATCTGGTCAATGATCGTAGTCACCTCAAGCTAAGTGACATAGAGATTTACGGCTCGGGCACGGCCAAGACAAGTTATATCAACTGGATCGTTGACTTTGAAAAACAAGTCGGCGTTGATGCCACACAAAATATTAAGGATCTGTTCAGCAATATCGATGTGCGTTTGGTTTACAGACTCGCGGGATTCAGCGATAAGGATATGTTGAAGTTCTATGTTGAAAAGGGAACACCTAACAGCAAGAACAGTTCGCTGCTGATCCCTGATGAAAGCTATTCAGTTCTTCTGTATGACAACCAACCGTTCAAGCGCATTATTTATAGCAGTGTTATCGTTCAGATCACTACTCACGGCTATAAGGTATACGGCAACTCACAAACTAAAGCATATTTCACTGTGCTGAAGCCAAAGATCAATGGCAACTACGCTGAAGTTAAAATAGAAAAGTCTAGTGTGCAAGTCGCAAACGATTACTTCGATACTGCGGTAGTAGTCCCGTACGGTACCGAGTTCGTCTCCGTACAAGAAGTTGCTCAGTTTCTGGAAAGCTATGGCAGATACTTAGTATCACAGGGCGCATTGTTTGAACAGATTGAAAGCGGTATCGTAGTCAACTGGCGTCAAATGGTTGCTGAGTTTGTTTACTGGTCACAAACAGGATGGGAGATTGGCAGCATTGTCAACATCAACCCTGCTGCCACACTATTGACAATCAACAAAGACAGCAACATTGTTCAGCCTCTGACTCTGCACAAACATAACTTCATACTGAATCAAAATCTGTACCCAATCGCCTCTACGGATCTGTCCGTAGTTCGTGATGGTACTTTGTTCACTGCTACCCCGCTGAACCCGAATGATACCGTTGCTTACGGACAGTTCAACATCAGCAACTTTGAACACGGTATCGTGTTTGATAACGTTACTCTGTTCGATGATATCATTTACAATCTTACTACTGGTCTGCGCCAAAATAGAATCGTAGTCAAGGGATCCAAGACGGCAGAATGGAACGGCACGATTGATACTCAGGGCTTCATTCTGAATCAAGATAACATTCAAGAGTGGAACAAAGAGTCGAAATATACTACTGGTTCTATAGTCAAGTATAAAAACAAATACTGGATTGCGGTGAAGATTGTTCAGGCGTCAGAACTATTTGATGAGCAATACTGGAAACAAACTGATTACAATGAAATTCAAAAGGGCCTGCTACCTAACCCAAGCACCAGATCGTATGAAAGCACTCTATATTACGATGTGAATACTGCTAACCTTGAGAGCGATGCTGATCTTCTTAGCTTCTCCTTGATAGGCTATCGTCCAAGAGGCTATATGGCTATCGCAGACCTGACTGATATTACTCAAGTCAACGTCTATAAGAACCTTATTAAGAACAAGGGAACGCTGAACGCGGCCAGCGTGTTCAAAGGCGCGCAACTTTCACAAGGCAGCATTGATTACGACATATACGAAAACTGGGCAATCAAGTCTGGCGAGTTCGGCGGCGTACTTAACAGCAACTTCATTGAGTTTAAATTAAACGAGAGCCAACTTACTGGTAACCCTAGTATTGTGGGATTAACTGCAAGTGATGATACAATTGGAGTTCAACAAGAAGTACAGATGTATTCTCTTTACAACTATGGCAGGGTAGTTACTGATCCAAATGTGTTGCCACTGAGCGATAATGCACCGTCGTCAGTATTCCCCGACGCTGGCTACGTGAACTTCAATGATGTGAAAATGTCATCGTATTTCTACTCCGGTCTACCAAATGCAGTTGATATCAGCGGCACGACTGTTCCTCTGTCAGAGCTATATGTCAGAGATTATGTCTGGATTGCTAATCAACAAGGTACATGGCAGACATATACCCCTTCATCACTAGGACAAGTTGTCTATGCAAAGAACAATCTGAACAGCACAGTAACAATCACGTTTAGACAGTTACATAATTTAGCTAAGTATCAGTCGTTTGCCGTGGTGAATTTCAATCAAAACATTGACGGTTATTATATCGTTGCGTCTATAGTTGATCCCTACAGCGTGACAATTGGGCTAAATCTTAACCCTAATATTACTTCTGTAACTGGGCTAGGAACTGGATTTAAATTCCAATCGCAACGTGTTGCAACACCGAATAAGATTGATACTCTGCCGCTACTCGATAGTGAGTTCACTAAGAATAAAGTTTGGGTCGATACAAACTCTGATGGAAACTGGGCAGTGTACCGTAAAGGTATTAACTATTCGTTTGACACAGCGATAACTAAAACTGCAACAGGATCGCTAGGCAGCGCAGTTGCATATACCCCTCTACTTGGATACCTAATCAGTGATGCTGAAGTTGGCCAGGCATATCGTTACACATACAATGCGCTGACACTCGGATATGATCTAGTAGGAACATTACCAGTAACACCTCGCCCATCGTTCGGCGCAGCAATATCGTATGCTGACGATATCTTTGCGATATCAGAACCAACTGGCGGAACTGCTGCGGTCCTTATCTACAAGTTATTCTCGACTACCACGAATGATGATCTTGTTCTGCAACAAACAATACTGGCACCGAGTGGAACAACTAACTGGGGTAGTGCAACTGCTATCTCAGGTGATAAGAAATGGTTGTACATTTCCGATATCGTCAATAACAGTGTCCGCGTTTATCGTCTGTCAGCAGTGACCGATCTACCTGCTACTGCTTTGTCTGCTGGAAGAACATATGCGATTTCTACTTTAGGTAACACTGATTGGAATGTTCCTGCAGGAACATCAGGTATCGTGTATGAAGTTGGTTCAATGTTCACAGCGACAACAACTGGTACTGGTACTGGAACCGCGAATGATATTACATATGAAGCAGCACACATCATCGACGGCGATGCGCTGGCACTAACAACATCGGGTGACAACTTTGGTTACTCGTTGTCAACTGATTACTACGGTGATACTCTGGTAGTAGGCACCCCAGACAAAAACTCTGGCACGTTAGATAACTGGGGTTATACTCATGTGTTCAACCGCACTGTCCAGAATGTAGAAGCACATTACAATACTCAATCTGATATACCTCAGACATTTACTATAGCATGGGACACTACTTTAGAATATACTTCAACTACGGTAACTGCGACATCTGCATCAACCAACTTGATTACATGTAACAGCACCGTAGATTTTGTTGTAGGCATGCCAGTGATATTCTCGGGAACAATTATTGTGGATTGCGGAATCTCAGCGAATAAAGTTTACTACATAAAAACAGTGACTCTTCCGCTAGACGGAACGTTTACTATTTCTGAAACGCGCGGCGGTGCAGTCGTGCAACTAACTACACGAACAGGTGCATTTACTGTTACGGTCCAATCAACTCCATTGTATGTAAGTGTTAACGGAACATTGTTAACTGATGATGGATACGCTGTAATCAACAATGTTCTTAATGTAATCACTCCGATCATCGCCGGCGATATTGTTAACGTAAGCAGTCTGAATTTTGTACTGATACAAACATTGACAACAGAGACAACTCCGCGGACCGGTGTTCAGTTCGGGCTGTCAGTTGACACTACCACTCACGCCAGTGAAATATTAGTGGGTGCGCCTTTTGAGTTGAACAGTCAACAAACGAATAATCAAAACATCGAAGGTGCTGTTTACAGATTTACCAATGGTGGTGCTAATTACGGCATGATCATCGGCACGGAAGATTGCATTATCGCATCACCCATCACTATTCTGCTTAATGGGTATACAGTCTCGTTGCCGATCGGTGATGCTACTTTAGCAGCAACGGTTATTAATAATACGCACATTATAAATGTGATTGCAGCAGCATCAGATAACAAACTTGTTATACAGTTGATAGACACCACATTGTCAACTCCTAATAATAAACTTATTCTGTCTGTGCTAGATCAAACTTCGCTTACTCAACTAGGTATAACGATCTACACGCAAACTCAGGTCATCAATGACCCGCATGAAGGCGGAAGAACGCAGTTCGGCTCAGTCGTCAAGTTCAATGAGTTTGGTTCGTTCGTGACTAGTGCACCGGCCGCAACCCGTTTCGGGGCAACTACGTTCGACTTCACGGATGATGAGACTGACAACGATACGGTGTTTGATAACAACGCCACACAATGGATTGACACATTTGCTAATGCAGGTGCGGTCTATATGTTTGACTACATCCCGGAACACAATGAGAGTCTCTCTGATATCGGCAAGTTTGTATATGCACAAAGCGTAAACGACACTAGCCTTGACTATGGCGCGCAGCCGATGTATGGTCAAGCACTTGAGTTCAACGCCAGTCGCGTTGTGATCGGTACACCTAATTTTAGGCCAGATCAAACTAATGGTCAAGTAGTTTCATACTCTAACGCACTGGGCGAACAAGATTGGTCAGTATACAGAAGTTCTGCAGCGGTGGTTGATATCAACCGTATTCAAGATATTCAAATGTATAGTGCGTTGACAAATACAACGCTTGACAATCTTGATTACATCGACCCGCTTCAAGGTAAGATTCTAGGATCCGCACAAGAGAACATTGATGTAATCTCTAATCAAGATCCTGCAGGATATAACTCAACCGCTCGTAATGGATCAGTTGTCTGGGGAGCAGGTAAAGTTGGTCAACTATGGTTCAACACTGCTAATACGCGCTTCGTAAACTATCATCAGAACGATGTTGTTTACAACAGCAAATACTGGGGTCGAGTATTCCCTGGCAGCGATGTGTCAGTCTACAGTTGGATCACAAGCATATTGTTGCCGTCACAATACGCGGGTCCTGGCACACCCTTTGATGTAATGTCGTATACAACAGAGTATGTGCTGTCTGCTACTGGCGCACTGCAACCAGTATACTTCTTCTGGGTCAGAAACACAAATGTAATCTTTACCCAAGCTGGCAAAACTCTATCTGACACTATTATCGAATCATACATTGCTAATCCGATCGGCTCCGGCATCAGTTATTTTACTCCTTTGCTTCCGAGTGCGTTTGCGTTATACAACTCGTATGAGAATATTAATGCGAACGACACTGTGTTACACATTGGGTTCTCAACAGGAACAAACGATGACGTATCGCACGGACTGTTCAGCTTGATCAGAGCAGGATACGCTGATGACTTTCTTCCTGGCTTACCGGGAACAAGCGCACTGGACATTCCAGAATCGTTATACAACAGAATGTTGTGTAGTCTGTGTGGAGTTGACGCCTCGGGAGCAGTTGTTCCTAATCCGTATCTACCAAAGCCGGTTCAGTACGGGGTGTCTGCTCGACCTAATCAAAGCTTCTTCATCAATCGCTTCGGCGCGTTGAAGAACTACTTGACTTATGCGAATGAAGTTCTGGCGCAATATCCTATTGTAGAAACAAGACAATCTACTTTTCTATCTTTAGTAGGTGATATTAATCCGTCGACTGTTAATAATCCTAATTGGGGCGGCGCACCCATGCCGATGTATGATACTCCGAAATATTGGAACTATATCAACTGGTGGTCAACTGGTTATAACGACAATACTAAATCGGTTACTCAAGTGGGTATATACGCCGACCTATCAGCTATTGTGGCCACAACAGGAATGATCGTCACCGTTGCAGCTAACGGCGACGGCAAATCAGAAACGTATGTTTATACCTCAATAGGAACTTGGAACCGAATTGGTCTCCAAGACGGCACGATTGAGTTTAGTTCTGTGTTATGGGATTATGAAACAGCCCACATCGGATTCGGTGATAACTTCTTTGACACAACTCCATATGACTCTTATCCGTCGACAGAGACAAAGAATGTATTACGTTCATTGAACGAAGAAATCTACACCAATGACTTGTTGATCCATCGTAATAAGAGTTTGATATTGTTGTTTGAATTTGCACAGAGCGAAACAATCCAATCACAAACCTATATGCCATGGCTGAATAAGACTTCGTTCATTGACGTAGCTCATACTATTCGTGAGTTGCTACCTATACCAGTATATCAATCTGATAATCAAGATTTTTTGTCGGGTTTTATGAATGAAATTAAACCGTATCACGTTGTCATTAAAGAGTTCCTGTTTAAGTACACTGGCACTGATGTGTTTGAGGGTGATGTAACAGACTTCGATGTACCGGCGATGTATAACTCGTTAATCGAAAAGTTTATCACACCTGAGTTAGTATATGACAACCCGAGCGACAATCAGTATCTATTTACAGATCCTATATGGCAAACTGCACCTTATAAGGCTTGGTATGAAAACTTCGGTCTTAGTATTACCGGAGTCAATGACTTCCAAATAACAACTACTGCCTCATACATTGCATTGAACTCTAACGCCTTCGCTGTAGATAACGCTAATGGGTTTCCTATTAACGGTGTTGTTAAGATAGGCAATGAGCTAATTGGGTATTCATCGGTAGATCGGGCAACGAGTATCATAAGTGGACTGACGCGCGGAGTAAGCGGCACTGTTGTGGCAACACATTTACCGAACACACAAATATACATTGACTTGCCTGCTATATTATTATTAGACGGTGGTAGGGGATATTCTGAACCACCAAAAATAACAGCATACATAGACACAACTATATATCCTGCACCGACTAGTCCGGCTATTCTTGTTGCAGTAATGAGTTTAGATTCTGTATTGAGAGTAGACGTTATTGATCCTGGCCAGGGATACGCTGTGCTACCGGAAATAGTAATTGATCCATCAATCCAATTGACATTTACAAGCGCGGATGTGAGCACTAGATCAAACACTATCTCCTTGGTCTCACCGTTGTTACAAACAGGCGATCTGGTTAAATATATAGTCGGAATAGACACCGTCGCTGTAAGTGGTTTATCAGATGGTCAATATTACTATGTGAATGTTTTAGAATCGGCCCCATCCTTTGTTATCGCTCTTTATAGCAAGTATGCCGACTCAGTTGTGGATCAAAACAGGATATCGTTATTCGGAGCAGGCTCCGGCTCCAATAACTTTTTATATGTGAGTGCCAGAGCATCGTGTGTCTCATCAGCTATACCTATTCGTGAAAGTCAATTAACATTACGATTCGACCGCACCACTTACTCATCCCCAGTAACTGATTGGGTGACTGGTGAGTTTTATGGATCATTCTTTGCAGGATTTTTAAATGACTCCGACAAGATAGCGAGTTCTTCAATAACATTGTATGATTCACAGCCGCCCATCGAGAGCGTGCTGGCCAGTGCACAAGGAGCTGCGTTTGAAATAAGTGCAGTTTCATCTTTAGATACTCTCACTTGGTCTTCGCGCACCAGAGAAGTAGCGTGTACCTATTCAGGTGCAGATATGATATACCCCAACGTTATAAAAATATTGCCATCGGTCGGGGGCACACCGGTGTCCGAAGATCAGCCGATTGGTTCTACTATTGGATTCTATATAGGCATGCCTGTTAAATTTGACGGCGCCGTATACGGTACTGGATTAGTCAATGACACCATTTACTATGTAAAGGCCCTTGTAGAAATTTTCGATGGCACCAGTATGGTGCCTATAGGTTTTAAGATTTCAGCGACAATAGTGGCTGGTATACCGGGCCCCGAATACCCTTTGACGGCTGCTACTATCAGTGCAGCCGGATTAATATGTCTCATTGGGCAACCTACTAGCACTGCTGTGGTATCTATCGATTACCCCGGCATTCTACAAGTGGTACATACCGCTGCCGGAACTAATAAAATATCTGTTCCTAGAACTGCGCTACAGATTAGTAGCGGATCCGCCGGTACAACAGGGTTTTACGTGGGTGTTCCTTTATTCTTCGTAGGAGAAGTATTCGGTGGAATTATTGAAAACGAGACTTATTATGTAACAACGGTAGTTGATGAGGAGACATTTACTATGTCAAAAACATCTACTCCGGTGATGGTCGAAGTCACTGCTACTACATTTGGCACCAACTTGATTACTTGTGACAGCACTCTGCTACTGTCCATCAATGATCCGGTTATCTTTACTGGGACCGTGTTCGGCAATATTGTTAAGGGAACTACTTATTATGTAAGTTACATATCCGGTCTGACTTTCTCTATATCATCAATTATTAACGGTGTAAATGTCCTGTTAAGCACTGATTCAGGATCAATGACTGTTACAAATCAGAAAGATACCTTTGATCTGACCACATCGTCCGGATCAATGACATTGAATGTTGGTCTACCAGTGAGCCCTGGCCAGATTACTGGCCAGTTGTTTACTTTCTACCCGACCGGCGGAATAGTTGCTACTGGTGTATCAGGTATAGATGGTAACTTATTGAACAGAACAATAGTAAATGCTATTTCAGGCACTGCCCCGGCCGGCGATTATCTGGCTATATCTGAGGCAAGCGGCGGTCTGACGGACTTCTACATAGGTATGCCGATCCAATTCCCTACTACATATGCAGGGTTTGCTCCAGCAGTCACTTATCATGTAGCGGCCTCGGGCACAGTGACTACGATTGTAACGGCCACATCATCTTCTTCACCAACGTATTACTTGACCTGCGACAGCACTGCAGGGTTCTATGTAGGTATGCCAATATTATTAAGTGGCACCCCAATGGGCGGATTGGATTTAGATGCTCAATACTTTATTAAAACAATCAACGGGTCTTATCAATTCAACGTGACCGACACAGCCGGCGGCGCCATTCTTGCCCTTACTGGTACATCGGGTGCAATGGTAGTAACAGGCACCCCGTATATCCGACTAGACACGGCAGTGGGATCAGACGAATCAACATCCGTTGTTATTACTCAGTCCCCTACGGCCGCGCCGATATTCAACGTAGGGTTTATATTGGGCGGGTACTACGTCGATCTTAAAAGTCCTGGCGCCGGATATACGCTCACTAATACCATAACTATTCCGGGCACTGCATTTACACCGATTGCATTATCTCCCGCTAATGATTTGATAATAACTGTATCCGGCATTGATTCAATTCCGCCAAACACAGACCCTGATACAAATTGGCAGTTACCTGCTGTATCTCTAGGCACTATCACAGCGACTATCTGCTCCGGAACGCCGATGGAAATAACAAGTCAATATTATTTAAAGGTTGTTACCGCTAATAAATGTGAAGTATATTATGATTCGTTTATGACGATTCCTGTTGCTGGAGTGGATTTCATCTACAATCCTGCCGATTATGCATTTTTACCGGAACCATTCTTCTTCGATCAAAGTATTGTCCTATACAATCATAAATTGTATAAATGTATTATCAGTAACAATGACCCTGAGTTTATCTTTGGTAAGTGGGAATTATTGTCAAGCGGCGCCAGAGAAATAAATGCATTAGATCGTATAGTAGGTTACTATCAGCCTACTATCAATATGCCGGGATTAGATATGACGCAGCTAGTGGATGGTATAACTTATCCGAATAGCACTTATTTAGGTAATGCGTTTGCCCCCGATGATGAGTTCGAACTAGATACCTTGTTGCAGGATAAACCATTCTACCCGACTGAGATTAATCTGGAGTCGATTGTTTGGAACGGTGATAACTATCTTGCAATATCAGGAACCCCCGATTATTCTGCAATACTTTCAAGCGACACCGGTATTACTTGGTCAATTGATACGATATCAGATCAGCCATTACAGGCAAGTGACATTGTATTTTCAGGGTCACGATATGTCATTACTACTAACAACCGAGCTACACCTATATTAGTAAGTTCGGACGGGGTTGTATGGACAACCAACGGTCAATATACACCATATGGATCTACACCGTATGATGAATTATACGATACTACCTCATTGAGCGTTGCTGCAATTTCGCTGAATAGTGTGGCATATTTGAACGGAAAGTATGTCGCGGTCGGAGAGAATATAGTAATTAGCGATGACACATATGCTTGGAGAGAAGTATATGCTTTCGGCAACACTACTTTGAATAATGTGTTAAATGGTGTTGTATCAATCAATTTACCATACTATACCGGGTTTATCGCAGTAGGTGCCGGACAACAATATACGTATCCAGTTGGAGGAATAACTACAGTGGTTGATGTAAGTATATTACTGTGGAGTTCTGACGGTCTTGGTTGGAATAATTTAATAGCACCGCTTACTACTGGTGCGCTTAATGCTGCATGTCAGGGAGGTGATAGAATATTGGTAGTGGGTGACGCTGGCGCGAAGTTTACCAGTATAAATGGTGTATCCTGGGTAAACGTAAGCTACGGCACCAATAATCTGCGTGACGCTACTTACTCCACTTCAATGTCGATGCTGGTTGCTGTGGGTGATAACGGTATAATAGAAACGTCAGTTGATGAAGGTGTCACTTGGATTGAACAGAGTTCGGGCACGATTCAAAATCTACACGGTATAGTTTGGAATGCGACCTCAGATGAGTTTGTGATAGTGGGCGACAATAACACTATTCTGATGAGTAGCGACGGCATACTTTGGACAAGTTCGTCATTATTCATCACTAATCCGACGGTGTATGATGTTCAAGGCGAAACCTTCATGTCTGGTTACGGACCAGAGGAACTTGTCCCGGGTGTTATCAACGATAATTTGACTATGCTGGTCACAACCCGCCCTGGTACTAACTGGAACGCAACCGAATATGCTCATGTGGGTTATTCTGTCGAGTCAATTGAATTGTCACCTACATCAGGAAGTCAAGTAGAATATAGTTTTGCTAATGTATTGGCAATTCCGGCACAATTATCAGTGTTTGTCATTGATAAAACCACTGGTTTAAGTACCACAATATATCAACCTGCTTATTCAGTTGATTGGATGATGAAAACTATTACACTCGCCACTCCATTATCATTTGTCGGTGTTGGTGACAGTGACCGATTAAGAATTGATGTGTATGAGGTGGGCAATGGCGATCAACTAGTTAAATCTAACACACAATCTAACCCTGTGGTAAATGACCCTGTTACAGGCTTTGATGAAATTCAGTTGAACTGTAACTATTCTGCGCCCCGCTTCTCAGGGTCGGGTGTTATTCGCCCCGGAACTCCACCCGTAGAAGTTGAAGCAACAGAAACGGATTCAGCGACCAACACAATTTTGTGTGCTAGTGTAACTGACTTTAGTATCAACGACGAAATCACATTCCAAGGTGTGGTGTTTGGTAATGTGGCAGAAGATACAAGTTATTTTGTAAAAACAATTAGTTATGTATCAAAGAGAATCACAATTTCTGAAACACTCGTTTCAGGCATAGCAGGTCCTACATTTGAATTAGCAGATGACACCGGTAGTATGCAAGTGATTACTCAGATCGGTACCGGTGCAGTCTGGACAGATCCTATCGTCTATCATACCGGTAGTAAACTGATCATCGGTTCGACTAATATTGCAGCGGATACTGATGGGATAACGAACATCATCCAATGTAATTCTACTTCAGGGATATATGATAATGACCCTATCGTATTTGACAATCGAATGTTCGGCGGAGTTGTTCCACATCAGCCGTATTATGTTAAAAATGTAATCAGTCCAAATGAGTTTACGATTTCTGAAACATTAGGTGGCCCTGTGTTTGCGTTGAGCAATGGTGCCGGCTTAGCTACGTTTATCACATATGATTATGCGTTCGGCCTCGCGGAAAACGGAGTATCCGCGACTTTGATATTCTCCGACTTATATGACACCCGATATGACTATATCACCTACACAGTATTCGGAGAAACATCACCGCAGCAATACGGATATACTATCCCGGAGATAGCAGTGTTTACGGTCCAGAACACAGAGACATCATTTTACGTCACTAACTTTGTCAGCGGCGATAATCCGATTAACGCAGTAGTAGAATATAATGGCAGACGCCTAGTAAATATCACAGATTACGTGTTGAATCCACTGACTAATACAGTGACATTAACCTTCACTACGACACCGGGGTCAACTGTAGCAGTGACAAGTTACAATCTTACTGACAGACAATATCTGCATACGACATACGGTGGTCCGTTCTCGGGTTCTACTGCTTCTACACTTATCATCGGTAGCACAACCCATACTGATGGGTTGTATGATGAAGATAGTCCGTCAATAGAACTATTTGACCAAGATATTCCTCCTGTACTATTTGATGAAATTTTAGATTACCTGACACTATCATCGGGTTCTACATCAGTATTACATATCAATGATGCTATCGTCTTTGAGAGCCCGGTGTTTGGTGGAATTGTCGCCGGCGAAATTTATTATGTTGTTGGGATTTTGAGTCCTACAGAATTTACAGTATCAATTACGGTAGGTGGCGTACCTATCACATTAACAACAGCGTCAGGTTCAATGCTGGCTTTCATTAACCCGGCGACAGTCGCTAATATTGTGGGCGTTGACAACGCAATCACTCCGCCTCTGGCGATTACGAATGTTGTTGCTACTGCAATAGGTACTAATATAATTACATGCGCGAATACCTCAGGATTTGTATCCGGGCAGCAAATATTATTCAAAGCAAGTATTTTCGATGCTATTGCGCTGACACCGACCCTCACTTACCAAATAGTAGAATTGGGCACAACTGATTGGAATGTTGTGGCCGGAACAATCGGAATTATTTATGAAGTCGGTAATGTTTTGAGTAACATCGCAAGTGTTGGCACCGGCACAGGAACTGCATTATTAGCAGACTTTGGTGGCATTAGTACATTGGGTGTAGTGTATTTTGTTTATCAGGTGTTGTCACCGTTGACATTTACGATCAAAGACGTTGATGGTAACGTTGTTACTCTAACGAACGATCTTGGGCTTGTGAAGGGATACGTCGGTGGAAATCCTGCAATAACTATTACAACCGGGGTCCCGCATAATTTGGTTGAGAACAACCTGATCAGAATAGATGGAACAACGGGATCTATCCAGTTGAATAATGAAACTTTCTATGCAAAAATAATAAACTCTACTCAACTTGCGTTGTATAGCACCCCGTATAACCCTGCACTGACTGCTATTAATAATCCTACTACAACTATATCAAGTTACGCAGGTGGTGGATACGTTTGGCTAGATAGAACATTTACTCTGACTACGACGAATGCCACAGCAACTACGCACGACCTTACTGCTATAATGACCGCGGCTATTGCTGATGTATCGTCTGTCCCCACACTTACAGTGAGTGCTTCTTCAGGTGATCCGATCGAACCCGGAATGATTCTTACTGGTTTAGGAGTCACTCCGGGCACGTATATTGTGTCCAACATCTCTCCTACGGAATGGCGTGTAAGTATAAGTCAATCAGTATTGTCAACAACTATTACTGGAATAGTAGATGTTAACTGGATAACAGTCCAATCAACGGTTGAACTAGTTGCAGATACACCGATAATATTCACCGGAACAACATTCGGTGGAGTAGTTGCTGACACGATTTATTACGTTAAAGAAGCATTGACTGCTACTACGTTTACTATCTCTGACACGTTCCAAGGAGATGCTTTCGTATTGTATAATGATTCTGGAGTGATGCGAGTTACTCAATGGGAACAGACTGATGTGGACAGATTATGGGTAACAGTTAACGGTTACCGAGTCCCGTCAAGTTCACTGACACTGAACCCGTACAACAACCTGAGTATTCTTACAACGATTGTTCCAGGTGACGTAGTTATTATCACAAGCATGATGCCAACTGCTACCCCGAATCAAGTTGTTTATATGGAACAGGTAAATAAAAATGGTGAAGGCTCTGTATACAGAGCAAACAATCAGACAAGGACATGGATCACTGCACCGCTGACAGACACGGATTCAATTATATACGTTAACGATGTGGCTCGACTTATTAACACTATCGTTCAAAATGTTGTTGCGCCGGCCGCAGCACCCGATGGTGTGATAAGTATAGGTCTTAATGTCGATAAGCGGTTGATATCTAATATTACTGTTTATAATGAAACTACCCATACTCTTGTATTACCATCGAACTATAGCGAGGTCAATGAGAACTTGTCTCCGATGTTGAAAATCACCGGACAAGTTACCGCCGGCAATCAATTGACAATTTCTATCCTTGAGGGTAATCTGTTGTATCTTAACGGTGAACAGATCAGATTCTCATCGGTTGACTTGGTTGCGAACACGATATCAGGTTTGCAACGCGGCGCAAACGGCACCGGCGTAAGAAGTTTGACACCTGCATACAGTGAAGTATACGGATTGCTGTCCAAGAACAGAATGAGTGATCTGTTGTATAATAACACTTGGAACGACGATGACTATCCAGACTTCGACGGTGATGTAGACGGTGGTCCTTTGCAAGTAAGCACAACTGTTGGTGCTTTATTCTTACTTACGGGCGTAGACCAATGATAAATAAAGATATGAATACATCTGAAAATAAACCAGAACCTGTAAAAGCGGATTCTGAAGTAAAACCCAACGAACACGGTGGGTTTTACTTTTCCTCGCATGTAAAGATCACAGATCCAAATACTAAAGAAGTATTGGTGCAAACACGGGGCGATTAAGTGTTATGACAATAATTTACGAAACAATTAATCTTCATAATAAAGAACATGGTATTTATCCATGGCGATACATAGGAAGTGACCAGTTTAATAATCCATTGTATCTGGGTTCTAGTCGTGATCTGAAGAAAGACATTGAAATATTAGGACGATCAGCATTTATGAAGATTGTATTAGAAGAATGCGGTGATATTGAAAATAAAGAACTTAGAAAAATAGAAGTTGAAAAATACCTTAAACCTAATAAAGTGCGATCGGATCAGTCATATTACAATCGGTCGGAAACGTATAGTCCGGGCTGCGGCCAAAAAGGAATGAAACATTCTAAAAAATTCGCAAGAACCGAAAAATGGAAACTTAGTAGAACCGGCCACTCTGTCAGCGAAGATAGTAGAAAACTAATGGCCGAGAAGAAACGTGGTAACAAAGCATCCTTATCTACTAAAAAGAAGATGAGTCAAACTAGAGATTCATATGATAATCCGTGTGCGCTTGAATGGACGACCATTAACCCCTATAAGGAAGTCATAAATATTCGGTCGCTGAGAAAATGGTGCAGAGAGAATAATTATAATTTTTATGACATCTATTACAGTAGAAATGGTTGGAAATCTACTCGACATGGTACAGGAGTAAAGAGCAACCAAAGGAAATTAAATGCAAATTAATGTCGGTTTTACAATTAATGGATCTATTAAAATATATAATCCGCAAACAGGAGAGGTGTTTGTAGAGAAAGATAACCAGATTAATTACGAAAATATGTCAGAGGCGATGGCTGATACGCTTAGTAGTCGCGGATTCGGCGAAATATATCAAATGGCTTTCGGAAACGGCGGCGCAGCGGTTGATGAAACTGGGGTTATCACGTATCTGCCGCCAAACACTACTGGACAGAACGCCGCTCTTTACAATGAAACATACACTAAGATCGTTGACGATACAAGCGTGTTCAACTTGGATCCTACGAGAAACAAGATGACTATTTCGCATCAAACTGGAAAGGTCTATACCGACATTTTAGTTCAATGCCTGCTTGATTACGGTGAGCCTGCAGGGCAAGCAGCATTTGATAACAGCACACAAACGGATTCCTCCTACATTTTTGATGAATTGGGATTGCTTGCTAACTATGGCACTGATACAAACGGCAATGTCATAACCAGATTGCTTACTCACGTGATTTTTCACCCGGTCCAGAAGAGTTTGAATAGACAAATACAGATCGATTACACGATCAGAATACAGTCATTAACCAACTTAGTGACGATTTAAGATAAATAACATATCGGAGAGAATAAATGGCATATACAATTGTAAAAAGCGACGGAACAGTTCTTACTTCTATCGCTGACGGCACAATCAATACAACAAGCACCTCGGTAGGATTACCTGGTAGAAACTATGCTGGTTACGGTCAGACTCTGGACACGAACTTCGTACACCAAATTGAAAGTTACGCATCCACTGTACCGCCTGCGAACCCACTGCGCGGCCAATTATGGTATGATACGAATGCAAGTACATTAAAAGTATGTCCGGCTGACGGAGCATCAGCGTCATCTTGGTTAGCACTAACTTCTACTTCAAGCGGCGGCACTACGACATTCGGCGCAGTTACAGTGACTGGTAATGTTCAAGCAAACAATTTGACTGCTGTGAACAATGTTCAAGGCGCACAGGGCGTATTTACCAACATTTCTGTTGCAGCAAACGCTAATATTGCAACTGCAAATGTTACTACCGGCATTATAGGAACATTAGATACTACATCGATTACAACCGGCGGCACTGGTGTAGCAGGTGCGATGACTGGTACATGGACATTAGACGGAGCAACATCAGGTAATGCGTTGATAGTTACCAGTGGTAATTTGTGGGCTAATGCCGGCATCAGAGTCAACCCTGCTAACTTGTGGGACCTGTCAGGTAACCCGATATCGTTCGCGGGAACATACGGTAATAGCAACGTTGCGTTATATATGTCAACTGCCTACACCGGACCGTTGCAGCCTAGTAGTCTTACTACTAGTTCTATTTTAGGTGGTGGTACAATTGGTGGGATTTGGACCCTGTCGACAGGGGCAAGATTAAATGCGACATACGCTGACTTGGCTGAAAGATTTGAAGCTGATGCAGAATATGACGCCGGCACAGTTGTTGAATTAGGTGGAGAGAAAGAAGTTACTTCTGTTGTAGGTGATCTTAGTGAAACCGTATTTGGTGTGGTCAGTAATACTGCTGCTTACCTTATGAATTCGGCAGCAGGATCAGACAAAACACACCCGGCGATTGCCGTGAGTGGCCGGGTACAAGTTAAGGTATCCGGCAGTGTTAAAAAGGGAGATAGATTAGTGAGTGCAGGAAGAGGCAAAGCCCGGGCAGCACAATTAGGTGAGGCTACGGCATTCAATACTATCGGTCGTTCATTAGTTAATAAAAGCGATGAAGGAACTGGCACAGTAGAAGCAATCGTAACTATTAAATAACAACAAGGATAACACATGACTTACGCACAATACGGCACTATACAGGCCACTGATTTCAATTTATTGGTGACCGGCGACTCTTCCGGGTCAGCAAATACAGCTAACGCCGCACTAAACACTTTCTGGGCCATAGGTAATCAGAACAAGGGATATGGACAACCTGCTACAGCAGCAGCGGTTGCCGGCGACACTATCACCGTTGCTAAATGGGCCAACTTAGTAGCCAACACCGCACAGGCAGCAACTCACCAAGGATCTACTATTACAAGCGTTGCAGTCCCGGTTGTTGGCGGCACAGTAACATACCTGTCAGCTATCCCGACCAATCTGACTACGGTTACTTCCAACAGATTAAACGCTGCATCACAGGGCTCAACATCAGCAAATACAGCAACATATGGTAGCGCATGGTTAAATGCTATTACATTCACCCATACTGTTACATTCGCATCGGGAGATGCAGCACGTTACTTCTTTAATGCAGGCGGTCAACTAGCAATTACTTGCTCACACCCTGCTGGCACAGGCATTAACTTATTGTTGAATAATCTGGCTAGTAATATTGGAACAGTAGTGGTGAGTTCACCTACTACCGGATCAGTATCGGTAGCAGGTACATCATATAATGGTATCACTAAAATAGGCGGCGGCGGCAATACCCCCACAATCGGCACTAACACAGGTTACTTCGCACTGACTACTTCTAATGCAACAGCATTTAATCAAATCGCATCAACTGGTCCTGCAGGTTACCTAAGCACATTCGTTAACATGCAAGTCAAGTCAAACGGCACACAGGGTGCGAACGGCGATGCAGGCAGTGTTGTAACTATCTACACGGTATGGGATGAAATTCCAAACGGTCTTTCAGTATCAGCGGGCTCTGCAACATCAGTGACCCTTCGTCCACCAGAAACTACTAACATCGCAAACACTTGGGGTGCAGTAACTATTTCGGGCACAGTATCCGGTAGTTAAATTTATCAACCGGGCAGTATTCGTCTAAATACACGTAGGAGTGTATTACATGAATACTGCATCTTTAATTACAGACGCGAAAGCGCGTTTCAGTCACAATTCGGCGAAAGCCTATCTCAAGGACAAATTCTCCAGCAAACTTATCGTTGCCGAACAGGGCGGCCTATGGACGGCTTCACCTGCCCTTATTTCTTTCCTCAGTGTGCAAACACCCTTTACTATAGATGATAATGTTATCGTAATCGATAATTTTGATAATCCGGTACAAGTCGATGGGAAAGCACTGTTGAAGAAACTACAAGACACTTACAACACCGTGATGAACGAGTGGCACGCAGAATGGGCATCGTTAGAAAGCAAACGATGAGTCGAGGCGTTTTACTTTTTGCGTTTAACAACCCTAAATTTAATTACTACGAGATGGCAGTAGCAACTGCCAGGCGTGCTAATCACTTTCTGGGACTACCTGTTACTATTGTCACTGATGAAAGTTCGGTGCCGAACGACTGCGACTATACTTTTGACAAGACGATCCTCATTGACCCTGACAAGAATAATATCAGAGATTACAACGTTTGGATCAACAAAGGCCGATATCAGGCGTATGTTCTTAGCCCATATGATGAAACTATTTTGCTCGACACGGACTACATGATCAACTCAGACACTCTACTAAAGACGTTTGATATCTATGATGATTTTTGCTGTCACGACACTACATCTTTTCTAATGCACCCGGGAGTGCCGCAGGAAGTTCTGAGTGCGTATAGCTTTAAGACAATGTGGGCAACTGTAGTTACTTTTAGAAAAACAGAACGTGCCAGACAGATTTTCGAATGTCTGAAAATGGTTCAGGACAACTACGATCACTACGCAAATATTCACAGCTTTGTCGGTGGAGTGTACCGTAACGACTACGCACTTACTCTGGCGCTGCGAATTGTGAACGGGCATACAGATAACAAACAAGATATTATTCCATGGAACCTTGTCCACGTAGGTAAAAACACATCCGTACATCGCAACGCCGAGGAAGAATTCAACACAGAATTCACTGTGATTTACGATAGTTGGAAGCGCGGTAAGATTAAGAAAGAGTATATTACTCTGACCGGTACTGACTTCCACACTATGAATAAGGCAAATTTTATGGAGTTAATCAAATGACCAGAGGATTTGTAATCGTTGCTGAGAATAATGCGACAACTGACTATGTGAAATGTGCTGAGGTTCTGGCCCGATCAATGAAAAAAGTGATGCCAATGTGTTCAATCACTCTGTTGACTGACAACCGGACTCCGGTACGAGCAGATGACTTTGACAATATATTGTCTATGACTTCACAGCAAGATTCAGGTGAGTACAAGATTTTAAATGACGTTCAAGTATATGCCATGTCTCCGTATGATGAGACAATCAAACTAGAGGCAGACATGATCTTGCCCCGTTCAATTGAACATTGGTGGGACGTTCTTGGACAACAAGATGTTGTAATCTCAACTACTATCAGAAACTTCAAAGGCGAGATATCTGATTGTAGAGTGTATCGTCGTTTTATTGATGAAAACGCACTGCCTGATGTTTACAACGCAATCACGTATTTTAAGAAGTCAGAGTCAGCCGAGCAGTTCTTTGAGATTGTCAAAGACGTTGCTGAAAATTGGGCTGAATATAAAGCAACATTGAAGTGTAATCCGCAAGAAGAGGTGTCAACTGACTGGGCATATTCTATTGCCAGCCACATCGTGGGAATAGAAAAGACAACGATGCCGACGTTTACTGAAATGAGCATGGCTCATATGAAACAATTCGTGAATGGTCTGCCGTCGGATGACTGGACTCATACGCTTGTGTATGAGTTGCTTCCCGATGTAATAAGAGTGAATACTTATACACAGAACTATCCGTTTCACTATCATTCTAAGGCCTTTTCTGCTAAAATAGAAAGTATATATGTCTGAAACTGAAACGATGGTTGTGTGGGAAGCACCGGTGATTGTAAAACCTGAATTTAGGTTATACTACAACGAAGCGGGCCGAGTGGAGTGCTATACCTGTGAAAAACTTGAAGGTAAGTATATTGTAGTGGACGCAGTGACATTCGCACAGAGCCGGCCTGATTTACGGGTCGTTGACGGAAAACTATCTACCGTGAGTACCGGATCAGTGGTATCCAAGCTGACTAAGAGCGACACCGGAGCACGATGCGCCGCAGAAGATATCAGCATCCTAGTTGGTGAAGATTACGCCGGCGCCATAACAAATTGGGAATTATTAACGTATGAACTCTGAAGATATTGTAGATGTAGCTGACTTGGATGTTATCTATCTGTCGTATGATGAACCGCAGAAGGAAGAATTCTGGTTGAAGATCAAGAACATGGTGCCCTGGGCAAAGCGTGTTGATAGCGTTAAGGGCAGCGATGCCGCACACAAGGCCGCTGGCGAAGCATCCGACACTGAACGATTCATCCTGATCGACGGTGACAACATGCCTGAAGAGAAGTTTTTCAACATTCAACTTGACTTCACTGACAAAGATCCCAACTTCAAGTTAGCGCAGTATCGTTGGAAAGCAATCAATAACATCAATGGTCTTCGCTACGGCAACGGCGGCATGTCATCATGGACAAAGACTTATGTGGCCCAGATGCAAACACATGAAGCACAGACTGAAGGTGATGTGTCGCGCATTGCTGACTTCTGCTTGGACAGTAAAGACAATCTGTATTGGGCAATGTACGACTGCTATTCAACCACATATCCGAACGCAACCCCGTTTCAAGCCTGGCGTGCAGGATTCCGCGAAGGGGTGAAGATGTGCCTCAGCCGCGGTAATGTACCTTCAGTTGACGAATTTAAAGAGTCAGTTGCCAGTCGCAATCTAAACAATCTGACAATCTGGCACAATGTTGGTATGGATGTAGAGAATGGCGCCTGGGCAATTTACGGTGCCCGAATGGGAACATACTATACGCTTCTTGTTGACGAATGGAATGCACACGATGTCCAGTGGTTTGATAACTATCCTATCATGTGGGAAACAATTAAAAACCTTGATCCTATTACCGAAGGTGAAGGCATCGGGATGCATCTGGCAGCAAAACTAGGTCTGCCTATCTGCACACTGAGCGCAGAACAAAGTCGATTCTTCAAACGACATTATACCGCTGATAAGTATAATATGGGTCCTCTTGTAAAAGAAATGGATGTGATCCGCAAACTTGAAGGTTGGTAATGACAGATAGCTCCGAACAAAAAAGAATTAAAGAGATACGAATCAGAGTAGATAACGAGAGTTCCCCTACGTTTTGTTTGGCAAAGTGGCACCATGTAACCATGTACCTACAATCAGGTGAAACTCATAGTTGTTATCATCCACGCCCGCATAAGATTCCGCTAGCGGAGCTAAAGGATAATCCTAGTGCGCTTCATAATACCAACGAAAAGAAGCAAGAGCGTAAGCTGATGCTTGAGGGCGGGAAGCCCGTTGGCTGCACATACTGTTGGAATATCGAATCAATGGGTTCGGAGTATGTCAGCGACAGATATATTCGCAACTCCTCGATCTTTACTGAAGAACGGTTCAAAGAAACTGCTAAAGCAGCATGGGACACAAACATCAATCCAGAGTATCTTGAAATCAATTTCGGTAATGAGTGTAACTTCAAGTGTGGTTACTGTCATCCTAAGTATTCTACCAGATTCTATAATGAGATTAAAGAGTTTGGTCCGGTCACATCAGTAGTCAATCATCGTTGTGACATTGATTGGATGACTCTGTATCAGCGCGAAGAGGAAAACCCGTACGTTGATGCATTCTGGAAATGGTGGCCTGAGTTACGCAAGACATTGAATATCATGCGTATCACCGGCGGTGAGCCGTTGATGCACCGTAGTACATGGCAAGTTCTTGATGCGCTTGACGAAGATCCGTTACCTGAACTAGAACTTAATGTGAACAGTAATCTCGGCATTAAACATTCACTTGTTGAACGACTGACCGAGAAAGTATCCAGGCTGATAGAAGGGGAGAAGATTGGCAAGTTCAAACTATTTACGAGTATGGACACCTGGGGGCCTCGCGCAGAATATATCAGGACTGGGTTAGACCTTACGGTATGGGAAAAGAACTTCCACACTTATCTTACTCAGACAAACAGTCCAATTACATTTATGATGACGTTCAATCTATTGTCAGTGACCACATTCAAAACTCTTCTGGAGAAGATTTTAGAGTGGCGAAAGATTTACGACTGGTATGATGATCCGGTCAACCCACAGCATCGTGTCAGATTCGACACCCCTTATCTGCGTGATCCTATTCAATATGACATGAATATTCTACCTAAAGCAGATTTTATGCCGTATATGTATGAGTCGTTGAAGTTTATGGCAGATAATGTCGATGACAAAGCAAGCGATAAGTTCTCCAGTGTAGAATATGACAAGTTTAAAAGAGTTGTTGACTATATGGAGATAACCGTGTATACTGATGAAAAGCTTATAGAAGGTCGCAGAGACTTCTATAACTGGTTCAATGAACTAGATGAACGCAGGGATACTGACATGCTATCAGTGTTTCCTGAATTGTTGCCGTTTTATCGTCTCTGCCAAGAAATCAACCTGACCCATCCAAAATGAACACTGATAAAGATTACCTACTTAATCAAAGCAAATCATTTTGTATCCTTCCCTGGATACATCTTTACACCGACCCTAAAGGGCATCCTTCGCCTTGCTGTGTTTCAACATTCGCGTCCGATCAGACTATTACGGTAAATTCCAGAACCCACTCAATGATGGAAATAATGAATGCAGCCCACATGAAACAATTGCGGGTTGATATGTTGTCAGATGGTTTACCTCCTACATGTAGAAGATGTCATCAGGATGATAGCAGAGGTGCTCAATCGACAAGAACCTCAATGAATTCGGAATATGCAAATCGGTTAGATTTGTCGTCAACTAAACCCGACGGCGAAATATCTAATTTCAAAATGCACTACTTTGATATCAGGTTCAATAATATCTGCAACTTTAAATGTAGGTCTTGTGGCAGCGGATTTAGTAGCATGTGGGAACAAGAAGATCAGAAATATTTTAAATCAGCTAACAGACCCTTGCTGCCGAAGAATAACAATAAACAATTTTTGCAGGAAGTAATCGAGCAGATTGTTAATATAGATGATGCATACTTCGCCGGCGGCGAGCCACTGATCACCGAAGAACATTATATCCTCTTAGAGGAAATGATTAAACAAGGTCGCACCGATATCGTATTGAGATATAATACCAATCTCAGCAACCTAACATTCAAAGACAAGGATTTGTTGGGACTGTGGAAGAACTTTAAGCGTAAAATACAAGTTTATGCCAGCATTGATCACTATGGTGACCGGGCGGAGTATATTCGTCATGGAACTGACTGGGCCAATGTTGAAAATAACTTTTCAATGGTTAAGAAAACTCCCTATGTCAATCTACAAACAAATACTGTGTTAAGCCTGTATAACGCCACTACCATATTAGAATTTTATCAATACATGTATGATAAAAATCTATTCCATAAAGATGATTTTTCTAACACTATGTATCCATTAGCAGGTCCTGTTCAATTTAATTTAAATATTTTGCCTATGCATTATAAGAATATAGCAAAATCAAAAATGGAACAACTCGTAGAATATACAGAGAAAATCGGCGCTGATTGTGTAATACCGGGCCGCACTTCTGATAAAGTTAAGCAACTAACTGATACTCTTTCTTTCTACTCGCCAACGAGCACCTGGGAGCAACATAAAGAATTATTTAAGAGCGAAACATTACGAGTCGATGGTATACGCGGAGAAAGTTTTGCGAAGACTTTTCCGGAACTAGCAGGGTTATTAGATGAATAAAGAGTTTTTACTCAAAGAGAGTAAAGTGTTTTGTATGTTTCCGTGGGTCCACTTAAATGTAACCCCTAAAGGGGATATCTACCCGTGCTGTTCTAATAATTACACTGCACCGTTCGGGTCCACCAAGACAACTACTCTTAAAGAGGCATTCAACAATGCACAGATGAAGGAGTTGCGATTAGATATGCTCCAGAACAAGCCTAGCAAGATATGTGAATTTTGTTATAAGCACGAAGAGGCAAGCCCGTTTAGTTTTCGCACATATTCTATCGAACAGTTCGCCAACAGATTTGATGAGGTGGTTCCGACGACACAGGAAGACGGAACTGTTGACGAATTCAAGATGAACTATTTTGATATCCGATTCAGTAATATTTGTAATTTCAAGTGCAGGACATGCGGATCAGAGTTTAGTAGTCAATGGGGTGCTGAGATGAACAGACACCATGATAAGACTCATCCTATAGTCATCCATGCTGACGATCATAAGGGCGGATTGCTACAAGAAGTTCTGGAGCAGATTCCGAATATTGATCTGGCATACTTCGCCGGCGGCGAACCACTGATTACTGACGAACACTACACTATTCTGGAAGAAATGATTAGGCTAGGTCGTACTGATATTACTCTGCGATACAACACAAATGCAAGTTCTATCAAGTATAAACACCATGACATTCTATCTCTCTGGAAACACTTCAAGAAAGTAGAACTTAGTTGCAGCGTTGACCACTACGGCGAACGGGCAGAATGGTTGCGTAAGGGAACTGACTGGGGAGTTATAGAAAGTAACTTGCTGGCGTTCAGAAAACTCGACTATGTATCGTTTCAGATGAACACCGTATTCAGTCTTTTTAACTACATGACTATCGGCGAGTTCTATGAATATCTTATGAGTAAAAACATAGTGCGCGCCGGCGACTGGTATCACTCGCTGTATCTAGCAGTTAATCCAAGTTACTATAGTGCTAAGAGTTTGCCCAAAGAACTTAAAGTAATTGCCAGAGAAAAGGCTAGTCAGTTTTGTGATAAGCATGCCGGTTTATATGCCGGTGTCACACGATTAGTTGGAGATGCTAACAACTTTGCCGCACCGGACACCTGGGCAGAAAACAAAGAAGTGTTTATGATGCATACGAATTCGATTGACAAGATCCGAGACGAAAGTATATGGAAGACCTTTCCTGAATTAAATAAGTTACAGGATGCAACAGAATGACAGATGTAAATGTAAAAGAACTAGTGACTAGCGGAAAGCATTTTTGTGTGCTTCCCTGGATCCATTTTCATGCATGGCCCGATAGTAACGTGATGCCATGCTGTGTAGCCAATAGCTCAATGCCAGTGAGTAAAGTGAAGCCGGACGAGTCGATAATTCAGATGATGAATAGTGATGCGTATAAACGGCTTCGTAAGTCAATGCTTAACGACGAATATGTTGTTGAATGCCGTCGTTGTTACGAACTTGAAGAAGCTGGTGTTTGGACTATGCGTAAAAGTCATAACAAGCGCCGCGGACTTGAGTATGCAGACATGATACAAACTACTACTAAAGATGACGGGAGTATTACTGACTTCACTATGAAGTATATGGACATCAGGTTTAGTAATCTGTGTAACATGAAATGTCGCTCATGTGGTCCCGGATGTAGTAGCCTGTGGGCACAAGAGATTATTGATAACCATGGCATGGAGCATTACACTAAGCACTTTAAATCAACTAAAATGGTTGTGACAAACAATGAAGATATGAGTTTCATGGCAAAGTTGAAACCGTATCTAAAGGATGTAGTTGAGGTTTACTTTGCCGGCGGTGAAATCCTTATTACTCCTGAACACTATGAATGTCTTGATTACTGGATTGAAAACGGGTTGAATGAGCAGATTGAGTTGACATACACAACTAACATGGGTTCATTGAAGTTTAAAGACAAGGATCTTATCAACTATTGGAAGAAGTTCCCTAAATTAAAAATCTGGGCATCTTTAGACGCCAGTGGCGAGGTAGCCGAAATGATGCGTAAGGGCACTGACTGGCCTCGTATTGTCAGAAACATCAACAAACTGAAAGAAGCGGTACCGCATGCAGAGTTTCAGATCACTCCTACAATTAGTATTTGGAATGTTTTTTCGTTCTGTGATTTTTTTGATATGCTAATCGATGACGACCTTATCGACCGTAATACTGTGCCCAGATTCAACACTGCGTCACACCCGTGGTATGCAAACATAATGATTCTTCCTGATTTTGTGAAAGAAAAACTGATTGATCGTTATAGGGTGTCCCTGGAGAAGTATTCATACAATGAAGAACTTGCGAACGGGTTCCGAGTCATTATTAAAACTCTTAAAAATGGGTCAGCCGCATGGTCCGGTCTGGCTAGCAATGAGAACAAGGGCGGCATACTAGAGTTTAAGCAGTTCAATGAGAACCTAGACAAGTTCCGCGGTGAGACACTCACTGATGTGGTGCCAGAGCTTCAGGAGGTCTACGCATGGGCAGCAGAAAAATAATAGCAATCGACGCACCAGATAAGTATCTGGCAGTTACCTGGCAAGTCAACAACTTCTGCAATTTCAAATGTAGTTATTGTAATCCAGGTAACTGGGGTGGCGAGAATGTTAACGACGGCAATCTTGATATCTATCTGGATAATCTTGCCACTATCATTCAACGATACAAAGACATGGGGTATAAAGAGTTCAAGTTCTTCTTCAGTGGTGGCGAACCAACTGCTTGGCGCAACTTCATTCCTATCTGTGAATGGTTAAAGAACGAGTTACCTCACTGCACTCTTGCAGTTAACACGAATCTTTCCAGACCGTTAGCCTGGTGGACAAAGCACCATCATCTGTTTGATGATGTTGTTGCCAGCTTCCATGCAGAGTTTTCAGACAAAGCAAAGTATGAAGTTAACAGCATCTATCTTTGTGACAAAGTAAACTATCTGGCAACCAAAATGTTGCTCCATGAAGAACGCTTCTGGGAAGTAGTCGAATACGGTAATCATCTCAAAACAGTGATGCCTAACTACGTGTTAGAATGGACTCCGTTGTTTGATGAAATGAGCACCAACGCCGGGCCCTGGCACTACAAAGATCCGGATAAAGCAGAGTTTATTAACACACATAATTTGGAGATGCAGTTCACGTTGCCGAAACCGTTCAATGAGAGCAAGTGCTTGAGTTACAATAAGTATGATGACGGCACATTAGTCCCTACTAATAGCAATGATGTTATCATCAACGGAGAAAACTTCTTCAGCGGATGGAGATGCAATGTAGGTGATGCTCTGTTTATTAACCCGGTCGGCGTTGTAAGTCTGGCCAGCTGCGGTCAAGGCGGCATCGTTGGTCATATACTGACCGACATTGCCCGAGTCGGACCTAAACAGATTACTTGCCGCAAAGAGTATTGTCATTGCGGCACTGATATTATTATTCCCAAAGTTCTATGATATTAAATAGGAACTGTTTCTTTCAAATTCGGTCATGCGGTGAGCCAATGGACGATCCATATTGGACACCTCCCACTTTTAGTGTTTGTGATGATACAATCTTGTTTAAGATTCGTGATTACTCAGATGATGATTACTGGATGTTCGATATTTACCATGGCGACAGTTTTGATGTATGGCCGTTAGACACCCTAATTCCACCTAATATACTGTCTAGGATTAAAAGCAAAAGTATAAAGCTATTATTAATAAACTCGCATGAGTCTTACCAAAGCGTTGTTAATGGAATTTATAAAGATTGTATTAAATATGATATTCCTGTTGAACAGGTAATTTTACTTAGCGAATCATATGATATTTTAAATGAAGTCCGAGCAATCAGTAAAAAATATAATATGGGGGAAATTAAAGTAGAATGGATGTTAGAGTTCGAATATAATGCTATGAATCAGAAACAAAATATTATCCGGAGTAAAAAGGATGACCTTATTACGTTGGTAGACAAATTTTACGAGAAAAAATATCTTAGTTTTAATCGGAATCTAGTATCCAGAGTCCATCGAACCAGTATTATCTCACTACTTTGTATAAGAAACTTATTAGACCGCGGGTATGTAAGTGCTGGTTTTGACAAATGGCAGCCGGACTGGACCGAATTATTACCCGGAGTTCGGGAGCTATTCAAAAACGACGAGGCAACGACACAATTATTAGCAGACAATGAACAACGTATATTAAACATTGGAAAACTTTCTCTGGATTCTACCACTGAGAAAGATCATGCATGGCTTACTACGGACACTGATTATCTTTACCGTGATACCTATTTCTCTGTGGTGACTGAAACAAACGGATTCCAATGGATCCCTGAGGCCTCGCCGTGGGGCGGGGTTACTGGATGCGGTCGTCTTGTGAGTGAAAAAACCTTTAAACCCGTGGCCCATAAGCATCCTTTTATCTTAGTAGGAATACCCAATTCTTTAGACTTACTGCGGCAACTAGGATATAAAACATTTAGTCCATGGATAAATGAGAGTTATGACATTGAACCTGATTCTGCTAAACGAATTCTTATGGTTGTCGATGAAATAGAACGACTCTCTAATCTTAGTCCAGACCAACTTACTGATTTTCTTAATGGAGTAAGAGAAATATGTGAATACAATTATAAAAATTTGATGGATAAGAAAATATGGACATACAAACTAAATTAAAATACGATCTGGTATACTGTATAGGTGACAGTCAAACGCGGGGCGTTCACCAATTGGATGACACCTTAGGTGAGGTTACCTTGTTGAATAGGTTTAGCACTTTGATAGGCGAGTATTATCAACTACCGGTCCTTAATAAGGGAGTTCCTGGCTCCGGCAATGAGTATGTGATGAAGACCTTATATACAGATATGCGAGAGTATCGACGGACCGGAGTCAATCCACTGGTGTTTTGCAGTTATACGGATGCGATGCGTAAAGAATTGTATTGTGCAAACGCAACCCCGCCGGGCCGGCACACTATAGGTCCGAATACATACTTTTCTGAAGAATTTCTCAAAGAATACTTTGTAAATCATTTTGATTGGGATTCAATTAAATTGGATTCAGCTAAGTTGGTAGACTCCAGTAAAATACTGATGAAATACCTGGGTATTTCTTTTGTTGATGTATACTCAAATGAAATACTTACAGGGTATGACTTCATCACCACAGAAGAACAAATGGAAATCTCGCTTATGAAGTACGCAGGCCCGGAAGGTATGTTTAATGGAGAAGGTCACCTGAATATTATCGGGCACCGAAAAGTCGCCGACTGGCTCATTGCGAAATGCAACCAGTTATATTTTAAATGAAAAAAATGTATGTATGCGGTGATAGTTGGCTGTCACCGTCCGTTGAAACGCCCGGGTTGCACATGGCAGAGATAGTGGCTGAAAGACTACATTTTGAATTAGTCCCGCTGTCTCAAGGAGGAATGAGTAACGGGGGAATATGCATACAGATCGACACCGCAATTGACCACCTAGCAGATTTCATTCTTATCAATACAACCGAGACTGACCGAATGGAACTTCCTATAGGGCAGCACGTTGGATCTAAATTTACCACCGCAGATATCAAATATATAAAAGGCCAGTATCAAAGTAGCCAGGTGCCATTTAATGGATCATCCCCTACCTTAATCAGCAACTCTTTAAATTCTCTATTATCGGGTAAAGGGTTGGATGATCACCCTGAAAAAATAAAAGCGATAGAGGAATATTTCAGGCATCTGTTTAGTCCAGAATGGCACCGACAGATTGACCAGTGGTGCATGTATTCAGTATTACATAAACTACACTTATCGGGCATACCATATCTGCTGGTGCTTGACACACTAGATATTCCATCCTTCTGCCCTTTTATTGAAAATGTCACTCTTGATTATAATTCTTTCACCCTTAATACGTCGAAAGCAGCATCCATTCCGGGGTTCCGGGACCCGGGTTATCACACGCTGCCGGAGGCCCAGCAGCAAGCAGCGGATCATATTCTGAAATATATTGAGGCTAATCCCCGTATTTTTTCATCTCGCGGACAGGGTCATTCAACTTCTCAGCCATGATATTTTTAAGAGTGTAGCGTTCTTCTAAAATATCTCTGCATGCCAGTGCTCGGCGACCTACTTCAGCCAGATCGTATAGTTTCTCAACACGGTACTTTTTGAAGTCATCTTCCAGATCCCATACACGGCGATGAACATCGTACAGTTTATCTAGTTCTTCCTGAATTAACTCAAAGTCAATGTCATGTAACTGCTCCGTGTAGAAGTCCAGTTCCTCTTGGTTAGAGCCGAGTTTGGCAAACTTTAACTTGGCAATACAGTAACGATCTACCAGTTCTATTACGGGAAATTTCATATGGTGATTACCTTTGGAAAATATTTAAGAAAAATGTCAGTCGGCTCGTCACGAATTGTTTTGATTCGTGAGCGAATCTCTGTGAAGAAGTTCCAAGCCAGTGGCATGAATACGATTTTGTCATCTGGGCTAAACTCTTTTATGGCGTCAGAACCTTTGATCAGAATACGTTGCCCAGGAGTATACATGTTTTGCTTCATCGGATTGTCATCAATGATAAGATCAAGTGGCACCTGAATATAGTTTAACAGCGTGTTGCCCTTTGCAGCAGCACCATATCCTACTATTTTGTATCCCTCCCCTCTTAACCCCTCGATTGTATTTTTAAGAGTAACCATGTTAGCATTGACATTAGAAACCCAATCAACATACGTTTGCGGCCGCTGTAATGCAGCTTCAGTTGTCAGGACGTTTTGTATGTTGAATGGGCGAGATTCTCTTTTACTGAATACGAACACATAGCTGGTGCCGTGAATTGGAGTGCGAATTGCATCAATCAAAAAGAGTCCGGCACGCGCTGCCAACTTATTCATGCTGTTGATATTGAAATAGTTTACATGTTCATGGTAAATAGTATCAAACTCATCGTTCAGCACCATGTTCGCCTGACTAGTCTGGACGAATAGTTTAGTATTATCGTTCATCAGTTCTTTACAGTTCAGTAAAAATTGAAGTGGATTAGGATTATGAGCCATGACATTTTGAGCAGTGATAGCATCAAACTGATTTGCTAATTTGGGCAGAACGTTATCACTGAAGAAGTCACAGACGATAGTGTGATTTTTAGAACTAGTTGGGTAGATATTTTCAGCAGGATCTACTCCCCAGGTGTCATATCCTAGTGATTTGAAACTATCTAACTGGGTGCCATCGTTGCAGCCGATATCTAATACCCGGCGACTGCGATACATGTTACGACAACATTCATCCACATACGACGCGAACCAATCGCTATAGTCTTTCAGTGTCTTGCTTGTTCCGCTGACATACAGATAGTTCTTATAGATAAGTGCAGGGTCAACTACTGTAGTTAGTTGCAGATGGAAGCAATCTGAACAGAGGTATACTCCTAGAGGGAACGTATCCTCTTCATCATCTGCGTGTATCAGATAACTATTAGCCAGAGGTTGCATGCCCAAGTCTAATGATAGTGTTGTGTTGTGTGACCCGCAGGCCAAGCATGTCTTATTCATATTTTAAAAATTGATTCCTGTTGCTAAATGTTGTTTGGTCAAACTTCGTGGTTAATTCGTCTACAATAGAACTGATATTTGCTTTGAATTCAAACCCAAATGTCCGTTGAAACTTGCCGGTGTCCATAATGAAGTCGTATACTCCAGTTATATCGGGCTGAGTATACACTGTAGTAGATAACACTGAACTTACATGACCGCTGATACCCTCAACCGAATCATAGAAACTAGCAAGATTGTATATACCCGATATCGGATTTTGAATGACTGTATCTATTGCCCGTGAAATATCCGAGATGCCTAATATCGGTCGCACAATGTTCTTATTGTTGATAAGGATGCTTCCGGTTTCTATAGATCGTTTGGTCATTGAGTTGATCATCAGTTCTTCACGAATATTAGGACTCCAGCCATTGACTGTTCCAAACCTGAATCCAATGATATTATGTCCCTCAATGATCAATGAACGTGCATGAATATCCAGTGTATACTTTGTCAGATCATAATGATTTATGGGCTTAAATGTAAGTTCAATGTCCTCATTGGTCGCGGCATGGGTATCGCCGTAGATGCTACCACTGCTGGCATAGATAAGCGTTTGTTCTTTGTCTAGTTTCCGAACAAGATTTACAAAGTTGTTGACATTGTTGTTCCAACTAGAGAAGACTTCGCCGGCACACATCTTCACTGAACTATGCCCGGCCAGCAGAATGACTACATCATACTTGCGTAGATATTCTTTTGACAGATTTCGATAATCCTCTACTTGACTATAATTCAAATCTTTACCGAACCAACACGTATCGACACTTTGAATTTGATACGATTCATGTAGATCGTGGATCAACCGGGACCCTATGTAGCCGTTGCCGCCTAGTATTAAAATTGATCTTGCCATAAATCTATTTATTGTGGTGTAAATCGGAGAATAAATATATGAATGATCATTAATACATATTTTACCCATATGGGAGATACTACTGTTGAAGTAAGGCCCAATTCAGGATTATTGTGTTGTATTGGCTTGCCTGACGACCACAAATATTATTACCAAGAATTTAAACGGGCCCTGTTTCACATTGAACAAGCGGTGCCGCCCGAAGTAATGGACTCCATCCGAACGGACAATGACACATACCTGGTGTTGTGTAACAGCCACGAAGCGTTCCATGAGTCAGTCAATGAGGTCTATCAGCACGTAGTCATTGGTCAGGGAATTCCTGAATATAAAATAATATTAATAAGTGAGTCCGCTGATATTCATGCTGAAGTTAAAAGAGTCTCTCAGTCGCTGGGGAAACAAGAAATTCAAGCAATATGGATGCGAGTATTTGAAGCAGCGTGTCAGCGTTATATAGAACACATGCCACCAGAAGTTTTTCCGGCAACTCTAGTAGACAAAGTATACGACAAGAAATATATTAACTTCAATCGCCGCTGGAGACTACATCGCCCCACTCTTGTTGCATTGTTAAAGATCAGAAATCTTTTGGATAAGGGATTCGTGAGTCTGGCACCGTGCGATGACCAGAATGATTGGAAAAGAGTTTGGCCCTGGATGTTAAGTCACCACTCGCCGGAAATTTCTTCGTTGCTGTTAGCACATGAACGTGAAATTTTTAATATTCCGGACCTGTATCTGGACACCGACGAACTAATGACTAACCGGGCAGATTTAGAAACTTCGTCTAACTATCTGTATGAAAACTCCTACTTCAGCGTAGTATCAGAGACAAATTTCTATGATTTCTCACCGGGTAGATTTGTCAGTGAAAAAGTCTTTAAGCCAATTGCGTTTAAGCACCCATTCATAACAGTATCTCGCCCTAATACAATGTCGTTGCTTCGTGAAATAGGTTACAAGACATTTCATCCATGGATCGATGAAAGTTATGATCTTGAAACTGATGACAACCGGCGAATGTTGATGATAGTAGATGAGATAGAGCGCCTGTCTAATCTTACCCCCGCTGAGGTCACCTCATTCCTCGAGGGTGTTCGTGATATATGTGAATATAACACGCAGGTGTTATCAAAGAAATGGGTGTGGATTACTCCGCTTAACTAGTATGGATTTCAAAAAGTATAAACGTTTATTTGTTTTTGGTTGTAGTTTTACATCGTATCGTTGGCCAACATGGGCAGATATTGTCTCGCAAGAGATTCCTGATGTTGATTACTATAACTTTGGTTTATGCGGAGGGGGCAATCTTCTAATGTCAGTGAGAATTACTGAAGCCAATCTTCGTTATAAGTTCAATGAAGATGATCTGATCATGGTCATGTGGACGACCTTTTGTCGAGAAGATCGTTATCGCAATGGTTCTTGGATGATGTCCGGCAATATTTTTTCTGCACTCCATGATTATTCCGAAGAATTTGTTCGTAAGTATGCTGACCCCAAAGGATATTTGATCAGAGACTTAGCAGTGATCACACAAACTACTGCATTTTTGAAAACTCTTCCAGCAACTTCTATTACAATGGCCAGCGTTCCGTATGATCATCAACAGGACACGTCTGACACATCAGTTAAAGAAATTTTAGAACTATACAAAGACACGGTGCTTTCTACTCCACCGTGTTTATTCGAATTAGAAATGAACGGACAATGGGAAAACGGTCATGAATATCTTGACCCAAAGGAAATGTTTCGTGACTACCACCCGAATCCATTGCGTTACTATAACTATCTGAAGAAACTTGGACTACCACTGAGTGGTAAATCTCTGAACTATGCTCAGAAATCAACTGAGGATCTACACCGGATTCGAACACGCGCTGAATTAGAGCTAAGTTTTTCGGAGATTAAACATAGTAAAGTTCGCCCTATACTATAAAATATGCAACACATTTTTAAACATCTGGTTACTTCAGGCTGTAGTTTTTCAGCAAGATCGTGTCATTTATGGCCGCACTGGTTATCCATTAACATGTCTATACAGGGAGACCATCAATACGGATTAGCAAGTGCCGGCAATGCTTGGGCTGCTAAATCAATTATTCACGGAATTCAACGATTATTAGACAGCGGCACAGACCCGTCTGAGATATTAGCTTCTGTTATGTGGTCCGGCATTGACAGAACAGACGTATTCATCTCCTCTGATGAGACACTGAATTATTCTACGTTGCTGTCCGGCTCCAGCGCGAACCCGGTAAATTATATCGATGAGACCGATAGTTGGGAAACAAATAATATAGACGGTTACCTAATGGGGACTATGGGGTGTGATTTTAAAAATCACCACATTAATCTTTTTAAAAGGAACCTAGTTACTAATTTTTTATCAGACCAGGCCCTGGCCATTCAATCATATGAAAACTTTTTACGAGTGCAATGGTATTGCGAAAGTCATCAGGTGAAGTTAGTAAATCATACATACATGGACATTCTGCACTATCCTACATATTCATACCAGAAACCCCATGCATGGCCAAATGTATTGTCTAAGGACACCTATAGTCGAAACATTGGTCCGCTTTATAACATGATCGACTTCAGTAATTGGATTTTTTGGAACAAAACCGGCGGCATGTATGAATATGCTAGGGATAATAAGTTATCGTTCGAACTTGACGGAATGCACCCCACATCGGAATCCCATCAGCATTATGTCGTTAATCATTTAATACCGGCTATATCAAAATTATGAAATTATTTGTTGCAGGGTGTTCAATAAGCGATTATACTAAAGTTAGTAAAGTGTATGGAGAATTTCTGGCAGAGAAGTTGGGATGTGAATATGTCCACGAAGGCGCAGGATGTGGCAGTAATTGGCGTATCTGGCGTGTGATTACTCAACATATTATGACGGGAAATTTAACTCCCGACGATATATTAGTGGTGCAGTATACCGGACGGGAACGCGATGAGTTTTGGTCAAGATTTGACCCGCCTGTGTGGGAAATGGCTCCCAATACATTAGATCATCTGTGTGTCACTGATGTCCCTCAATATGGCGGGTCTGTAATAAGATATAAGGCAGGCGCCGGCATCTGGCAGGATGGTCAGCAGATAAAAGATTTCTTTGATACATATGAAAAAAATCATCTGTGTGTCGAATTTGAACGAGAGAGATTTTTAGCGCACAATTTTATGTTTCAAAATATGTTATTGATGAAAAACATCCGAACAATTTTTGTAAGATCCCGGCGTGCTGCGACATTGCCGATGAGTGAATTGTTTCCGGAATTTAGAAAAATATCATTTATTGAGCCGGCCGGCGATCTTACTATGTATGATCTTTCGTCTACTGATTCAGGACATATGAATCAACTAGGGCATGAAGTTTTTGCAGGATGGTTGTATGACCATATAAATACGTTTAACTTGAAAGGATAGAGATGACAACTGTAGCAATGATCGGGGTAGGAAAATTAGGACAAGATTGTGCTGAGGTAATGGCACTTCATTATGATGTTGTGGGATATGATGTGGTACCTCGCACGCCTACATTCCCTATGAAGTCGACAATTCAAGAAGCAGTGCAGGGCCGCGATCTAATTTTTATCGCCGCACCGACCGGACATGATCCAATCTACGGAGGCGAGACTCCTACAAGTCATCTGCCTAACAAGGACTTTGATTACACAATCGTCACTGACATTCTCACCGAAGTCAACAAGTATGTAACCAAGGATCAACTTGTTGTGCTGATTAGCACCGTTTTACCGGGCACTGTCCGTAACATTCTTGAACCGTGTATCACTAACGCAAGATTCATCTATAACCCGTATCTTATTGCTATGGGCACCACTAAGTGGGATATGATCAATCCTGAAATGGTTATCATTGGCACTGACAACGGTGACGAGACACAAGATGCAAAGATTCTCACTGACTTTTACCGGACATTCATGGAGAATAATCCGCGCTATGAAGTTGGCACCTGGGACGAAGCAGAAGCTATCAAGATTTTCTACAACACCTTCATCAGCACCAAAGTTGTTCTGGCTAATATGATTCAAGACGTTGCAGAAACTAATGGTAATATTAACGTTGATGTTGTTACTAATGCTCTGAAACGTTCTACTCAACGTATCACTGGCCCGTCGTATATGACAGCAGGTATGAGTGACGGCGGCGCATGTCATCCGCGTGATAATATTGCTCTGCGTTTTCTTGCAGATAGGCTGGGTCTCGGGTATGATCTGTTTGATGCTATTATGAAGGCGCGAGAAGTGCAAGCAGAACGTATGGCTAAACGCTGTGTGGCAAATGGAAATAACGTCACGATCATCGGTAAAGCATACAAGCCGGGCGTGCCATACTTAAATGGCAGCGGCAGTTTGTTATTAGGCCACTACATTGAGAAGCACGGTGGTCAGGTTAACTACTATGATATTCACACCGGCGATACTGATCTGAAAGCAGAATGGACACAAGTTTATATCATCGGTTATTGGGAAGACTACGTGTATGAGGCTCTCAAGTATGTCCCGGGATTCGCAACTGTCATTGATCCATGGCGACGTGGTATCACTAAAGAACAATGCCAGGCGCCTGTCATTAATTATGGTGATACCCGAAAAAAAAAAGTAATTGACCTACACGAATGGTCCGGGCAATTCTTCAACGATGAGTGGCCCGAACTATCTTCTTGTTCTGATCGCATATGTCTGATAGAAGAAATCGATTACATGTTCAATACTGTCGAAGACCTTTTGTCTGTAATAACGCCGGCAATTGAGTCTGATAAGATAGTTGTATTCAATCGACCTGGAGAGTGCATGGGATTTCATGCACTTAATAAAGTCCAGCTTCTTTTAGAGAAGATTCCCGATCTGCCGCCCAATAAAATATTTTATGTAACGGGATCCGTGACGGGGATAGAAGATTATGACGCATATATTAGTGGCACCGACAAGTACAGAATGACCATACTCACTCTGGGTAGAGGTCAAATGCTTCATTTCAGAGATAGTTTCCATTTTCCAGATGCACAGAACATCCTTGATAAAGAGTATGAAGTCAGAATAAAAGAGAAGAAATTTTTGTGCTTTAACAAAATTCATAAGGGTCACCGAGCATATATTCTTGCAAGAATGTTAGAGAACGGGTTGTTTGACCAATCTTACTTCTCATTCGAGGGCGCGTCACCCAATTGGATTAATCAAATTCAATTAGGTTATGACTGGGCACCCGTTATCAAAGACCAACTCACTAAGCACATAAGCAAGTTCCCCATTAGGTTAAATATAACTACCGAACGTAGTAATCCGGTGCAGTTTCACATAGATGATATTGGATATCATGCTAATAGTTATTTTAGTGTAATTACTGAAACAGTTTTTTATAAAGATAGAAATTTACCTAGGTCGTCTTTTTACGACAACGTGGGTGGGATATTTTTCACAGAAAAAACTGGACGACCATTGTTGCTAAAACATCCTTTTATCCTGGCTGGCTACGTCAATTCACTATCTGCACTCAGGGACATGGGATTCAAAACTTTTCATCCGTTTATTGATGAAACATATGATACTGAGGAAGATGATAAAAGATTGGACATGGTTGTTGCGGAGACCGAGCGCCTTTGTAAATTCACCGATGATGAATGGTTACATTGGCAAGCATCAATCAAGGAAATAGTTGAACACAACTATAACACCTTGATTCAAATGAAAAGTTACCATGGCATGGATAGTATCCAACACAAAATAAGTGGGTAAGAAAACTCTCTCATAAATATATGATAAGCATGTGTTTTGCACTGCTGATTTTGGAAAGAGTAAATGGATTTTAACCTTAAAAGTTTGACGCATGATCTGGTTGCAAAGCAGCGGCCAACAGAAGATGTTGAAGACGCCCGTCATCGTAGCATGATGGAGGCAATTGCCCCGTATGCCAAGAAAACTCAACAGAAGAATCTGACACCGGTGTATGTTGATTACAAAACACGCAACACTAAGTTAGTTCTGGTGCTGTGCCCAGAATGGGCACCGATGTTCCCTCCCTTTAATCTGGCCCGTTTGTCCGGTGTTGCTAAGACAGCCGGGTATGAAACCTCTATAATGGATCTGAACGTCAGAGCATACAACCTATATAGAAATGATTGGCAACCTAATAATAAGATACCATTTAGATTGTGGGATCCTAGCGCATCATGGCATTGGCTTGGTGACACATATCTTAATGACATTCACCCGGTGCTTGAACCGCTGCTGATGCAAGCATGTGATGAACTTGAAGCACTGAAACCTGACGCGATCGGATTCAGTGTATATTACATCAGTGAAGAACCCACTAAGTGGATGTGTCAAGAACTGAAGCGCCGCATGCCTAACGTGAAGATCATGGTCGGTGGCAGCAACGTGCAAAAGAGTTGGTTCAACATTCAGCCTTATTATGATTATGTTGTTAACGGTGAGGGCGAAGAAATCATCCTTAAGGTTCTTGATGAAATTGAAGCAGGTGTAACTCATCCAGCGCCGCAGTATCTTGTGCAGCCGGAAGATCAGCGTATCAATATCAACGGTCTGCCGATGCCAGACTATGAATCAATCGACTTCAGTGTATACGAGATTCCTAATGGTGTCAACACTGAAATCTCCAGGGGATGCACTGCAAAATGCACTTTCTGTGAGGAGACACACTTCTGGAAGTATCGCCAACGCCAAGCAGTTGATCTTATCACTGAATTAGAGTGGCTATACTATAACAAGGGTACTGACATTCTCTGGTTCATCGATTCGTTAGTTAACGGTAACCTCAATGAGTTACGAGCGTTCTGTAAGGGCATAGTTGCTAAGGATCTGAAGATAAACTGGACAGGATATGCCCGATGCGACGGCAGGATGGATCTTGAATACTTTAAAGATTTAAAAGCAAGTGGCTGTATCATGTTGAATTATGGTATTGAATCGGGGAGTCAAAAGGTTCTTGATGATATGGCCAAAGGTGTTACTATCGCGGAGATGGAAGCTAATCTTCGGCATGGTAAAGAAGTCGGGGTATTCGCTGCTACGAACTGGATCGTGGGATTCCCCACAGAAGATTTTCAAGATTTTGCGGATTCAATATCATTCCTGTGGCGCATGCGTAACATGAACATTAACAATGTGGGTGCTGGTGTGGGTTACGGTCTCGGACCGGAAACGATCATCGGGCAAAATCCGCATAAGTTTAATATCAGTTGGCACAAGTATCAGAATCATTGGATCACAAATGACTTCTCCAAGGGTGGCACTCACATCATGTCCCGAGTTAAGTTCTTCCACATGTTCATTGATTTCATGAAAGGATGCACTGATGTCCCGGTGCAGTATCCTGTCAGGGCCGCACTTGCAAGAGACCATTATGAAATAACATTAAATAATCCAAACGCTTTTAAAGAAATTGAATACGAAAAATTCGACTATAATATTATTAAAGTCCGAATTAATCCGTTCGCTGATACTCTTGTCAACGAGATTTGGCCGTTTCTTCGGATGCTGTGGAGATGCCGCGGTGGATTCACTGCTGAAATAGTGTTCTGTCCAGAGCTTGATTTGAAAGAATTCGGGGCACAATTCGGCCCGGGTATGTTTGATGCTAATTATAAGTTTGTTATCAGCGACGACGGTAAATGGTCAGCAGATTTTCACTACAAGTTTGAACAAGTAGATAACCCATATGATGATAGACAACCTGGACCTGAAGGACGTAAGGGCGCGTTCTATGCACAAGATTATTCAAGAATGAAAAGTAATACTGCTGCCCGTGCTAGAAATCTTGCTAAACCCACTTGGGGAGTCGATGGAAGAGACGGACAAGATTTCTCTAATCTACTTGAAGAGGAGATAATGCTTAATAGAACAGTTGACTTTTCCTTTACTCATCATTACGAAGGCACCGGTGACTGGGGAAATCATACTGATTTTGAAGTAGCAGTGCCTAGTGTATCAACACCGGCTGTCGAGGTATGGACCCCATTGCAACGTGCAATAAAACCTATTCCACTGGCAAGCATTAAGAAGATCGTTCGATGAATACGGTGAATCAGTTCGAGCAGACGATTGCTGAATACTTTGGATCACCGTATGCTGTGGCAGTAGACTGCTGCACTCACGCTATGGAGCTGTGTCTTCGGCTTACTAAACCGAAGATCGTAACCTGCCCGGCGCACACTTATCTATCTGTTCCCATGACTCTTGAGATGCTAGAAATAGACTGGTCATTTGTTGACCAGGTCTGGAGCAACTATTATTTTCTTGGGCATACGAACATTGTTGATGCTGCGGTTCTATGGCAGCAAAATAGTTATATCGACAGCACATTTATGTGCCTGAGTTTTCAGTTTAAGAAGCACCTGAATCTAGGTCGAGGCGGCATGATTCTGCTTGATGATGACGAAGCGTATAAAACTTTGCGAAAGATGCGCTACGATGGCAGAGTAGATGGTATCCCGTGGGCAGAGCAAAATGTCGAAACTATAGGTTATCATTATTACATGACACCCGAGACGGCTCAACTAGGTCTTGATAAGTTTAAAATGGCAAGAGCCACTCACCCGAAGATATGGAATCAGGACAACTATCCTGATCTAAGAAAAATGAAAGTATTTGATGCTAAGTAAAAATGAATGGGACCCGTTACAAGTGGTCATCGTCGGCGATGCAACCGGAGCACAGATTCCGAAATTAGATATTAGTCTGCGTCTGATCAATTATGCAGATGTGCAGAATGAAGATGATATTCCGCAAGGCCCTTACCCTCAACAAGTGGTTGACGAAGCTAACGAAGACTTGGAACTATTCTGTGATGTTTTGAGAGATGAGAGTGTGACTGTTCTCCGACCGGACGCATCTTGGGAACCTCGCTACTACCACTACTGTCCTAGAGACGGAGTCCTTGTCCATGATGATCTTATTCTGTCCACCCCTCAGCCGTTAAGGGCCCGGCGCACTGAATATCACGCTCTGGAATCTATCTTAAATCAGTATGGTAAAATGACAGTGGCTCGATGCTCTCAAGTTGACGCTCTTTACAACACAGCCTGCTTGGGTGATCCTGATGTTCTGGCCCTCAATGAGACTGAACCGTGTTTCGATGCTGCGAACATTCTACGAGACAACGACAATCTTTACTATCTGGTCAGCAACAGCGGTAACAGAGTCGGTGCAGAATACCTTCAAGAGTTATGTCCTACTAAGAAAGTTTGGCCTATTGAGGATGTGTATGCGTATATGCACCTTGATTCTACTATCAGCCTGTTGCGTGAAGGACTGATGTTGCTGAACCCAAGTCGTATTAAGAGTCTTGACCAGCTACCAAAACCACTGCAATCATGGAACTACATCTGGTGCCCGGACCCCGGTGAAGTGTATCACTACCCGGGTTATTGCAACAGCAGTAAATGGATCAATGTTAATCTGCTTATGATTAACCCTAATCTGGCTGCAATCGAAAGCAACCAACATGCACTTCGGGCTGAACTAGAAAAACACAATATAGATTGTGCGATGATTCAGGCCCGGCATCAACGAACTCTTGGCGGAGGATTCCATTGTGTTACACTAGATTTGAAGCGCCAGCATGACTGACATAGAAATCAGCGCACCGCCATCGCAGACTGAATCTAGCTCAATTCATTGGTATAACATACCAGGATATCCTTCGAAGCCGGCCTCACTAACTAATGAGTTTTTACTGGCACTGAAACGACTAACAGGACTAGGAAAGGGGGATCCGTTGTTTATTCATATGGCAAACGGGCCGATGACGGATCTAGATCCAATCGAACACACCGCGGTCGAAGTTGAATTATTGAATAATGTAGGGCTACATATATATTTTTACGAGCCTATATGTTCTTATATCGAAGTCACCACTTTTCCTAGAAACGGGTTCTATTCTGAGATGCATTCTGACATAGACAACGCATTGCTGAGAACCACAGAACTTGAATCTGTGCGAAAATATTGCATAAGGAACAGATTGTCAAATGTTATAGTCCATACATGTGATTATGACATTGATAAGTATTACCCATATTATTCCTCATTGATGACACTGCTATACGATGATTTGTTTCTAAAGAGCCAGGTTGTTTATGAAGTTAGTGATACTACACCCAAATCATTCTCTAAGAAATTTATATGTTCTAACTGGCGTTACACTAAACCTAGAAATATTATTGCTGCCTATTTATCAACACTGCCAGCCCATCTTAGTTGGTGTTATAATATCTCACCTGAGGCTCTTCAGGAGAATTTGTGGTTCATGTTGTCTGATTGGGACGATTCTATTTTAGAGAAAGTTAAATTCCTCTCCTCGATATCACCTGTTAATTTAGATATGGAACGCACTGCCGCCCGAGTTATAGTGAATGATGAATCGTATCTTTATCCGGAGGACGATTATTTCTCGCCATTCAATCTTCAGACGGATTCAATGAGTCCCTATTATCGTGATAGCTTCGTAAGTATAGTGACGGAGTCTAGATTCGCACAACCCACTGCTAATTATAGTGAGAAGTTATCGCAAGCAATCGTCCACCGACGGCCGTTTATAATAGTCGCCCCGCCCAACACGATCAAATGTATTAGAGAGGCGGGTTATCAGACTTTCAATACTTTTTGGGATGAATCATACGACGAATGTGTTAATCATGAGGATAGGCTACGAAAGCTTTTCGAATTGATTGATCACATTAATAGTTATTCGATGGAAGAACTTATGAATAAGTATAAAGATATGCATGACATATTAGAGCACAACTTTAACTTGTTGGTTTCTAAATCACCGGGGCAAAGGCTCCTTTCAAGGAAATAATATGGAAAAAATAATGTTGATAGCCGGATGCAGTCACGCCGCCGGATCTGAGATAGATGGCACCGGCGATAGTAAGTATAACCGACAGCATAGTTTTGGCAACTTACTTGCAGAAAAATTGGGGTATCGGCCTATTAATATCGCGGTAACAGCAGCGACCAATATGGGTATTGCCCGCAGTGTATTACAGTGGTTCAGTGAACAATATGATCCGGCAGTGCAAGAAGTGTTCGTGTTAATTGCCTGGGCAGAGTGTTCTAGGATGGAAATGCCTGTCAAAAATTTACGAATTATCAGCCCGGAGTTCCTAGTATCGATTGGTATCCTAGTCAGATTAATAACTACCTGGTTGTAAACACCGCATCGTCTAGTGATATAGCTTGGCAAGATGAAATATTAAATCGAATAAAACGATTTATCCCCGAAAATATAGAGTATCTTGAAATAATGAGTGCAACGTATGCGCTACAGCTTCAATATTTTTTAAAGATGCACCACATCAATTATTGTATGTGTAACACCGGATACATGTTCACTAAAGAAGCCACACATATGAAATTTTATCTTAGTCAATTAGATTCTTCACGATACATGTCCATGGACACCGATCTGAATGGTTCATTCTACTGGAAATATCGTGAAGCCGGACACATCAATCCATTGGCAAAATATTTTCATCACGGTGAAGAACCGCATGCTCTGTATGCAGAAGAACTATACAGATTTATAACTGACAACGACCTGACTAATAAATAATACTATTAAGGAAATCTATGGAAAAAGTTCTTATAACGGGTAGTTCGGGCTTCATCGGAGGCTACCTCAAAGCCAGATTCGCAGGCAAATATGAAGTTCACGAACTGATCAGTGATCTACTTGACACTGAGGGTATGCGTAGCCAACTCAACGAAGTTAATCCAGACTACATCATTCACCTTGCTGCCCGAACTGAGGTTGAAAAGAGTTTCTATGAGCAGACAACCTTCAGTGAGGTCAACTATGTCGGCACCGTCAATCTGATTGAACTGGCCCGCTCTCTGACTAATCTGAAATTATTTGTGTTTAGTTCAACTATGGAAACATATGGATGGCAACCAGAATCTGATCTGATCCGGGACGGTAAAGAGTATACGGTGCCAGTGTTCGATGAAAACACCCCGCAGAACCCCAATGCACCATATGCAGTTGCTAAAGTCGGTGGTGAGTATTATCTGAAGTATGCTGAACGAGCATACAACTTCCCGTTCTGTGCGTTCCGACAGACTAATACATACGGACGCTGGGACAATGATTTCTTCGTTGTGGAGCAAGTTATCACGCAGATGATGGACAACCCCGACGAGATTAATCTGGGCTACGGTAAACCATATCGGAACTTCCTGTTCATTGACGATCTGATCAACCTATACGAGACCGTTCTTGAACAGCCTGACAACGCCCGCGGACAAATCTTCTGTACCGGTCCTGACAACGCCCTGTCAATTGAAGCACTCGTTGACAAGATTGCAAAGAAGATGAACTGGACTGGTAAAGTTAACTGGGGAACAAAGTTGAAGCGTCATGGTGAAATCTATGTGCTGAACTCGACTGCGGCCAAGGCCGAACAGATGCTCGGGTGGAAGCCGCTTGTTGACCTGGATGACGGACTTGACCGGACCATTGAGATGTGGAAAAATAAACGTAAATGAAAATTTTCATCGGCCCAAATGTCGATATCAGTTCTATACTATTTTTTGAAATGGACCCTCAATGGGAGATAGTAGAGGATACCGACCAGGCTGAAATTTTCATTACGATTGATAATCACAACGGCAATCTTGCCCCAGTTATCGCTTTATATAGACCGCATCAGGTTCTATTGGTGTTGGCAATTTTTCATGTATCAGAAAGTATGGGTCTTAAATTTTATGGGGACCTAAAAAGGACATTCAAACCGGTGACCGAGAAAGTAATAGTGATGCACACTAATTTACAGTATCAACCCGATAACATGGTGTATTTTGATCATATGTTTGACCGACAAAAATTATATTGTACTGATTATGATAGCGGTATAGCATTGCATTCCAGAATCTGGACGAATTCTTGTTCAAAAGAGATATATGAATTATATCCGATAAAAAAGTTGGCATATTATAACAAATTTCTGGCCCCTATGCAAGTGTACGACCTAGGTAACATATCTCCTGATGATCATTCCAGAATGTTTTTTCGACGAAAATTGAAAGAGATTTTATCACAAATTAGCAATGTCCACACAAACGACGATATGAAATTCTTACCGGACGGGTTAAATGCAGACGTATTGCTGATACTCAATCGTACCCAGACCGGCGGATTTTGGTACCCCGTTTCTCATGCATATTACGATAGTTCATTTGTTAGTGTTTATACGGAGTCGTTAGTCGATTCTAGGCTTCAGTGGGTGTCGATGCTCACTGAAAAGACGCTTGATCCCATGATTCGCGGTAACTTTGTGCTGCCGTTTGGTTACTACGGATTAATAAGAGACATTCGCAACTACGGGTTTCTGTTACCAGACTGGATTGATTACTCATACGATCTTATCGAAGATAATAAGGATCGCTTTAATGCATACGTCGATAGTCTCCGAAAACTTGATAGATTTACTGTAAATGAATTGTATGATCTGTACTTAAAAGATAAAGCAATTCTGGAGCATAACAGAGCATTATTTTTCAACAAACCATATGACTATCCTAATGTACATGCCCGAGTAGAGGCATGCATCAGGACAAATGAAGCAACTAACTGGCAGACATGTTGATAAGTCTGGTTCAGCCCAATTTCCAACAAGGGCCTAAAGAGTTCAATGCTCACTATTTGCCTTACTCGGCAGGAATACTGTGGAGTTACGCTTACCAATTTTCAGAGATTAAAGATAATTTTTCACTTGACAGAATTGTCTGGCGTAGAGAGAAGATAGAACTCGTTGCAAGGGCATTGGAAAAGAATTCTGTTGTGGCGTTCAGCACGTATGTTTGGAATAAAAAATATAACTATGCCCTAGCCAAACGAGTTAAAGAACTGAATCCCAAGTGTGTGATAGTATTTGGGGGCCCGGAAGTACCTATCACCAAAAAGAATCTTTTCAAAACTTACGCCTTTATTGATGTAGTTGTTCGTGGCGAAGGTGAAATCACTTTTAAGAGTGTGTTAGATTGTATGATCGCTGGGTCCGATTTTGACTTGGTGCCCGGTTTGTTAATCAATAAGGATACGGTTGCAGTAGATACTGGTCCCAGTATTAGGATCGATTCTCTTGATAAAATTCCTAGTCCTTATTTGACTGGTGTTTTCGACAAGATCATAGCTGAAACACCCGGTGTAGAGTGGAACGCCACACTTGAAACTAACAGGGGATGCCCGTATAGTTGCACCTTTTGTGACTGGGGCTCCCTAACATACAATAAAGTCAAGCTGTTTGATCTGTCACGGGTGTTCGCCGAGTTAGAATGGATCTCACGAAATAAATGCGGGTTCGTGACAATCACTGATGCTAACTTTGGCATGTTCGTTGAACGCGATGACCAAATAGCCGACAAGATGTTAGAGTTACAAGACACATATGGATATCCCAGTGCATTGTCGATCACATGGGCAAAGAACCAGCGACCTGAAGTTTTTGCTATCGTCAGCAAACTCATCAAAAGTCCACGCTTTAACTCGGGGCTCACTGTGTCAGTGCAAAGTATGGACTTGGATGTGTTAGAAAACATCAAGCGGAAGAATCTTGACCAACATAAAATCTCTGAAATTTTTGAGATATGCGAAAAAAACAATGTTCCGGTTTATACCGAAATTATTCTTGGCTTGCCCGGTGAAACACCCGAGTCTTGGAAAGAGGGCATATGGAAATTATTTAGAGCGGGCAATCACACCGGTCTGAATATCCTACATTGCCAGTTACTGGAGAACGCCGAGATGAATCTGTTGCAACGTCGATTGTTTGGTATCACAAGCACTCTGGCATACGACTACATGAGCGGCAGTTACAATAACAACTATCTTACAGAGTCCGTTGAGATAGTGACTTCGACTAAAGATATCTCACCGGATGAAATGAGCGAATTGCAACTGTTTAACTGCTTCATAGACACCTTTCACATTAATGGGCTGACTACATTTGTCAGCAGATTTCTATACAAGAAATATCAAATAGATTACTCGGCGTTCTATAATAAATTTTATGAGTTTTTAAAGACGGACGCCTGGTTCATTGATGAAATGACAGAACTCCGCGCGTTGTACGACAAGTGGATGACAGTGGGGAAGATTAACCACCCGGGCATTGAAAACATTGAGATACACGGATGGAACCTTAATCACTTAATTACTATACGCCTTCATGCCTTCAATAAATACGATCATATATTTGATCTTGTAGAAAGATTTGTCCGAGAAGAATTTGATATCGACTCTGATTTATTAGAGCAACTTGTTCGCTTCCAAAGCAAGTACGTTATTAACTTTGAGAAACGGAATGAGTATCCGTATAAAGAAAAATTTAATTACGATTTTCTAGGCTATCTACAAAATTCGTCACCGTTAAATAAACAAGTGCTGTATGATTTTGCTTTCTACGAGGACAAGAATATTACGAAGGCCCGATTTTTAGAGTCGATATATTTCGGGCGTAAGAGGAATTTCGGCAAAGCAGTCATAACTGAGGAAACAACATGAAACTATTCACCACGATTAAAAATTTTATCGTTAATAAACTATTCGGTAAACTAACTAGGGAACTCAAGTATCGCAGGCGTCTCAAAGAGTTACGCAAACGTGATCCATTCATTTACAAGTAAGAATTAATATGTACCAATGGGACGACATTTTAATAGTTGGTGACAGTTATGCAGCATACCGCTGGGCGCCGGAGCACTGGCCCATGGCTCTTACACTGAAACTAACAGGAGAGTCTTTTAATGAGGGTAGAATACCGCGCGGATTCGGCTTCGCCGGCTCCGCCTGGTGGTCAACGCGCACGGGACTATTAAAGGAATTAGAAATACGCGTTCCTAAAGTTTTGGTTATATGTCATACAAATTCTGAAAGACTCCAATCAGATTACAACTATGGATTGAATTCCGGATCCGTATCCAATTCAAAATTAGTGAACGTCCCGATCGGGGACACTAATTATTCGACATTAGTGTTCATAGCGGCGGGGCTATACTACAAATTCTTGCATTCTACTAAATTTAATGTATGGGCTAAAGTCCAATGGCTTCTTGAGTTAGATTCGATTATTCAGTCAGCCGGAATTCCGATTGTAATTCATCTACCTTGCCTCAATGATTTTATAGAGTTCTCACCAAACAAATTTGGTATAACTTTGGAAGAGGTACTATATCAACTTGGACTTGAGTTTTATAAAGATAGGGCCCTGGATCCTGCCGGACTTCCCGTTAATCATTTTGAAATACCAGAAAATGTTAAGATGGCTGACGCATTATATGATACTATTATAAACTTTACACCTGAACAAAACGGCACCATACAAAATTTAAATCTATTACAACAATGAACTACATAGGCATCTCGTCCGGTTTCCATGACGCAGCAGTAAGCGTCATTGATCAAACCGGAAACATTTTATTCGCCGGTCACTCGGAACGCTACTCAAAGCAAAAGCACGATAAAGATTTGTGTGGATCAGCGTTGTACGATGCGCTGCATCACATAACTGATGACTACGAAGTTCATTACTATGAGAAGCCATTGTTAAAAACAATGCGTCAAATTCGCTCTGGGGAAGGATTCCACTACCAGAACATGTTTGCTAAGTCAATGATTGGTCAGTTGAACATGAGTATGTTAGATAACAAGAAAGTTCATACTCACAGTCATCACCTCAGTCATGCCGCAGCAGGATTCCAAACAAGCCCGTACGATGAGGCAACTGTTGTGATTATCGATGCAATCGGAGAGTTTGACACTATTACTATCTGGGATGCCTCATACGATCAGAATGGTCGCGCTCAATACAAAAAACTGTGGTCAAAGAGCTATCCAGACAGCATCGGGTTATTCTACAGTGCAATGACAAAGCGTGTTGGTCTCCGCCCACTTGACGAGGAATACATTCTCATGGGCATGGCAGCGTACGGAGAAGCTAAACACTACACAGAGTTACATTCTACGTTGATGCGTGACACCATTGAGCTATCATTCAATCACAATCTGCATACGGGCGTGCCTGATGATTTCCTCGAGGGTGCTGATGAGATGGACATCGCAGCGTCAAGTCAGGTGCTAGTGGAACATCTCATTCAGAGTGTGATGTTGAAAGCTCGGATGCTTGGTCGCAGTGCCAATCTGGTCTACGGCGGCGGCGTTGCTCTGAACTGTCTGGCTAATAGATTAATAAACAGATACTTCAGCAACATCTGGATCATGCCTAACCCCGGCGATGCAGGATCAAGTCTTGGGGCAGCAGCACTCGGTCACGGCGGCAAAATTAATTGGCGTGATGCCTATCTCGGATTCAACATCAACGGTAAATATCCTGTCAACACACTACTTGATGAACTAATCAAAGGCAATATTGTGGGTGTGGCAAGCGGCCGCGCCGAATTCGGGCCCAGAGCGTTGGGCAATCGAAGTTTGTTAGCTGACCCTCGCGGCCCGCACATTAAGGATAGAGTAAATGAAATCAAACGTAGACAGCAATTTAGACCCTTTGCGCCTGTCATTCTGGAGGAACTTGCTGATCAGTATTTTGATATGTCTGGTGGTAGCAGTGACAATCGGTATATGCAGTTCATCGCTAACTGTAGGCATCCTGAGTTATATCCTGCTATTGTGCATAGGGACGGCACTAGCCGTGTACAAACTGTTCCCAAAGATGGAAGCGGAATACGAGAACTACTTGAAAAATGGTATGTGATGACTGAATGCCCGATGTTGCTGAACACATCATTGAACATACGAGGTGAACCGATGGTGAATGATCTTCACGATGCTGAACGATTCACAAAACTTTACGGTATACCGGTGATATCATAAGTAGTAGTATGCTACGAGATGTATTTTACTTTAACAAAAAACCCAACGTCCATGCCAGAGAGCGTCATGCTAATAACTTAGCCCACGCCAGGCAGTTAGCCACTACAGAACATTTCTGGATCATAAACGAGTTTTGTGATTACAGAAATTTCGATTGGGACTGGGACTTTGACTATCTCCCTGACGAAGATGTTTGGGCCGAAGAGCATAACAATGTCTGGCCTAGCATTCACCAAAAAGACAGTGGCACTCGGCTATGTCCATCTGAACCTAGTGAACTTATCATATATCGTGCTGATGTTCCTCCGCTGCATCGCAAAAAGGAAAAGAATGATTGCTGGACTATACTAGAATCATTTGATGAGACAAAGTTTGATTTGAGTTGGCATCCCGATCCGTCGGATCCTCCCTACATTTATGCCTGGGGTAATCAACATTACCCGGTTACTACCTCACCCACGTTGACTTACACCGTCCCAGGCGCTACTGATTTCAAATATATGGACGAAATTGTAGTATTATTGCCCAGTGATGAAAATTGGATAGAAAGATGCCCCGTCAATCGCAGCACATTCGATTTTTCATGGAGACCGAATCCAGCAGCGCCTCCATACATATATGTATGGGGTAACAAATGGATACCGGGTGAACTACAGTCCACTCTTGAATATATCTGCCCCGGAGCAACAGAGCGTAAGTATAT